CTTGCTCCGACGGCGGCCGCTGCGCGGCGCCTCCTTCTTCTGGACTTTCTGGTTCTCTTCTTGCATGATGACACTCCGATGTTCTCATTGGAGTGTCACCCCTTTTCGGCCTCACGCCGTTGCTATGATCTGGTTGCTAGGACACCTGCCGTAAACGCTTTTCCAAAATGCACTCCGCGGCCCGCACCGCCGAAACCCGCCGGGGCTCCAAGCAATCCAGCCCCCTCGAAACTGGTTGCTCCGCCTCCCTTTCCACCACCATCGCCCCGGCCTGCAATTCCGACCACAAGCCCGCACCCCGCGCCCCCAGCGCCTTCGCCGTCGGCTAAGCCGTAAGCGATACCAGAGTCAGCTAGAACTCTGCAAGTATAGCAGACCGGAAATTTTTGATTATATGGAATAATGTTATATGTTGTTGTTAACCCAACAACGTCATAAGTAGTTCGTGATCAAGGAAATCTCTTAAGCGGCCCGCTTCCGTCCTGGGGTGGTCCACCCCCCTTCAAACTCCTATGAGGATGTTGTTTTTGTGTGTCCCACTTTTTCCGAAATTGGACGATTACGTATGATAAAAACGATCACGCAGAGAGGCGCATATTCCCCTCATCCTGATGCAGGGAGACGCACCAAAACGAAGCCAAAAGGTTTATTCTATTGTATTGCTATTGGCGGGACACCACATGGGAATGGTTCGTTGTGTCTCGGTCGATATGGGGTGTCCCGCGCTTCCCTGCCTGTCGTTGGTGTCAGCGCAGATTTTGCCACTGCATCGGTGGCGCATGTCGGCACGTATCACCGGCGAATGAGCCTGGCGGCGCGTGTGTGGTGGAGGTCCCGGTTGTGACGCCTGCGAAGCGATGTGCTACGGCGGTGCGCAACTTCGTTCGTAGGGCCATTTTAGGCCGCAGATTCAAGGGTTTCTGGCAATGCCTCGAAATCCAGATCAAGCAATCCCACCACCATCTCGCGCGGCGGCAGTTCCGCGCCTTGGGGAGTGGCGGCTGCTTCGGTCACCGTCTTCAACGCCAACGCCACTTGGTCCGTGATCCGGCGCAGTTCGAGACAGCGCTCGTCCTGCCACTGGCTGAGACCTGCCGCTTTGAGACATCCTTGTTGCGCATCCAACTCATCGGCAAGTTTCTGGCGCGCCTGCTCCAGGGCCGGCCACAAGATGGCGATCGCTTTCTCGTTGGTGCGGCGGCGAACCTCCGCCCGCGCTTCTCGCAGCAGTGCGTGACGCTTGGCGGTGAGCCGCTCGTCGGCCAGAACGGTGAGGCGCTGCTCGTTCTCCTGGCTGGGATTGGCCACAAAGCGATTATAGGCCCCCTTCTGTTCATCGAGGATGCGCTCTGGGTCGAGCAGTTTCAGGCGCTCGGTGTGCGCTTCCCACTCGCGTTGCAGCGAATGCAGCGTCGTGAGGTCAGCCTTGGAAAGCATCGGTGGATTGAGAGATACGAGCGTAATGGCGAAAGAGGATTTCATGGCGATGTGTCGTGGTGGTGAGATTTGGAGAAAGAGAAAAGCGGAGCGTCACAGGAGTGGATCCGGGTTGGAACTCACCTTGCGATGGAGGGCCACCTTCTGGGGATCGAAGAGCGGGAGGTCCTGGCCATTGCCCAGATCAAGGACCGCATCAGCTTGCAGTTTTCCGTCCTTGAGCCGAATCAAGAGAGTCATCCGGCTGCGGCCGCTGAGTTTGGCGAGCCGGTTGAGAGAGATGTAACGCGGTGGAGAGGCTGGTGAGTTCATTGCACCGTGCGCGTGGTGTCAACGTGCGAGGCCTACAGGCGCGTCCGACCTGTCTTGGCACGCGTGGGATCAATCGCAGCTACGTGCGCGTTGACATCGGGAACTGGGCATGGACACCATCTCTCCCGAAATCGCCCAGAAGCTGCTGAACCGAGACTTCGCCAACCTGATCCAGCGCGTTCAGCGCGGCGGCAACCTGAGTCAATCCGAACGCGCAAAACTCCAAAGCCTCGCAGCCACGGCGGGCGACACACCGGTCTATGCCGCCGATTACACCGAACTGGCCCGGCTGTTGGGTGTTAACCGGCGCACGATCCTGCGCTGGAGGAAATTCAATGACGCGCCCCAGCCTGGGCCGAGTGGATTTCATGAGGTGGCCTTGTGGCACGCGTTCATGAAGCGCCACGGGCTTCGCGGCGATCTACCCGCCACAGAGGAGGAGGAGCGCCTGCGCTCGCGCAAGCTGCGGGCCGAGGTTGAGGAGCGCGAGCTTCGCCTGGCCAACAAGAAACGCGATTACGTGGCGTTCTCCGAGGTTCGGGAGTTGTGGAACCGGAATGCCGCGAAAGCCGCTGTCTTGATCCGGCAAAAGTTCGAGGTGGAGCTGCCGCCGATCTTGGCCGGACTGGACGCGGTGGCCATTCAGGAGGAATTCCGGAAGGCCATCGACGAGGTGCTGACCATCATGTCCGCGGGTGACGGCGCGGCAAAGGCGGCGTGAGACTTGACGGCCGTGGCGGGCGGGCCACCCATGCTGTATAGGGGCCTGAGCATGGGCCGTTCCCCCTCCAAGTCTTCCCTCGCCGGCTGTCGTCGGGTGCCTGTTGAGGACCCGTCCCTGAAGGATCATCCCCGCATGTTTGCCCTGCAGATCCAGGACGACTCCATGAGCGGGCGCCACATCGTGGCAGGAGACGTGCTGATCTTCGAGCACGGGCTGGAGCCCAAGGCGGGCGATGTGGTGGCCGCGTTCGTGGACGGGGAGAGCGTGGTGCGCTCCTACGTTGTCCAGGGCGGCAGGCCGTTTCTCAAAGCCGCCCACCCCGACCAATCCGACCTCGTGCCGGCGCAAGAGCTCGTGATCCAAGGCACGCTCGTGCGCCTGACCCGCGACTGCCGCTGAATGTCCCTGCCGCGCACCATCGTGCATCTGGATGCCGACGCCTTCTACGCGAGCGTGGAGCAGGCGACCAATCCGCGGCTGCGCGGGGCCGTGATGGCAGTGGGCGGCCAGACCCGTGGCATCATCGCCTCCGCCTCCTACGAGGCCCGCAAGCTGGGCGTCTACACGCCCATGCCCACGGCACGAGCCCTGAAGATCTGCCCCGGATTGATCCTGGTCCGGGGCGACTTTGAGAAATACGAGCTGTTCTCGCGCTGGATGTTCTCCTACGTGCAGGACTTCACGCCCGAAGTCGAGGCAACCGGCATCGACGAAGGATACTTCGACCTCACGCACGCCCGGCAGCCGGCCCAGGAGATCGCGCGACAGATCCGCGAGAAGATCGAACGCCACCTCAAGATCACGGTGAGCTTCGGCATCGCGACGAACCGACTCGTCAGCCAGATCAGTTCCAAGCTCAACAAGCCGCGCGGTCTGCACGAAGTTGCTCCTGGAGACGAGCGGGCGTTTCTGGATCCGTTGCCGAGCAAGTGGCTGCCGGGCATTGGCGCGAAGTCCGTTCCGCGCTTTGAGGCAGCCGGTCTCAAGACCATCCGGCAGGTGGCCGATGCGCCATTGGGTGCGCTGGAACAACTTGTTGGCGGCTACGCCATGGAGCTGAAGCAATACGCGCACGGAATCGACGAGCGGCCGCTGGACACCGGGGAGTCGGAGGCGAAGTCGTTCAGCGAACAGGAAACTTTTGAGACCGACATCACCGACGAGGAGCGCATCGAGGCCGTGCTGAGGCGGATGGCTGACAGCCTGATGCTCAAGGTGAGGCAGGCCGGCAAGGCGATCCGCACGATCACGATCCGAGCCCGCTATCGCCACATGGACGAGGAACAGCGCAGCGAGAGCCTGACTGAGCCGACCGACATCGAGGCCGACATTTACCCTCGGCTTCGGCCGCTGCTCAAGCAGGCGTGGAAACGACGCGAGGGCCTCCGGCTGGTGGGGCTACGGCTGTCCAACGTGCATGAGAGTTGGCGGCAGAATGATCTACTGCTGTTCGGCACCGCATCCTCATCCACGGCGCAGCGGGCACTGGCACGTGCGGTGGACGACTTGCGGCGCAACCTAGGCCACGACGCCATCATGCGGGGGCACGATCTGCGGCTGCGGGATGAGGAGTGAAGTTCTGGCCACCGACCAACTCCTCGCTGCGCAACAAGGATGGAACCCTGCGGGCCGCGTGGGCGTGGGCGTGGAGGGTGGTGCGGGCTGAGCATGGTGCCCGCTTCCGCTCCGCCGTCTGCATAGGATTGAACCGCAGTGAAGTTGGGACACTTGGGACACCTTTTTTTGAGTCCTATTCTCTTGGGGAAAAAAGCATTTTGTCGTGATCATGAGCGACCCAGAGGCGGAATATGCTTTTTCTGCCTATATAATAGGAGCGCCGAAAAGGTGTCCCAAGTGTCCCAATTTCATGGCGGTGCAGCCCTGTTCCAAGTGCCCGCCACCGGACTGAATGGCGTGGATGATCGCCAGTTTTCCGGCATCGGTCACACCGGACCAGATCCTTGTTGCGCAACAAAGATCTCGCCGCCCACCAGTTGACACGCCGCGTGGGGGTATGAACAACCAAGCATTCATTCCACGGGGTCAATGGCTCACCGAAAGGGAGCTGGCTGATCTTCTCAAAATTAGCACCCGGCACCTGGTCAACCTGCGCAAGGGCGGCCTGCCCTACGTCACGCTGGGCGCTTCCGTGCGCTACGATCTGATCGAGGTGATGGCCTATCTGAAGACCAATCGCCGGCTGTCCTCCCATGTCGAACGGCAACAGCGCCAGGCTGAAATCGCCGCGGCGCATTGAGCCCGGTGCCTACACGCAAAGGCCGGACGCCCCGATGAAGAAACGTCCGGCCTCTCTGAAGAGCGCAGAATAAATCCCACTGCATGGAGGATTTCCCTTGAGCGAGATTGTCAACACCGAGGCCTTGACGCGGCCGGGCGTCAGCACAGGCACCCTGGCCGCCTTGGACATCCGGCATGTGAGTGAAAACGAGGCTCTTGAACTCGTCGGCCAGAAGTTTGCCGGCCTCTACATCCCCTACGGAATCCACGTCGATGGCAGGCCTTTCGGCAGGTTGAGGCTGGATGTGCCGCAGGCGGATCGCAAATACACGCAGCGGGTGGACTCTGGCGTGCATCCCTATTTTCCCAAGTTTCCCGAACTTCAAACGCAGCCTGATCTGGTCATCGTGGAAGGCGAGTTCAAGGCCATCGCGCTCTGCGAGGCGGGCTTCCGCGCCATCGGCCTCGGCGGGTTTTATGGGTTCATGCACAAAGAGAAGCTCTGCCCGCGCCTGGTGAACCACCTCAAGGAGCATCCTGCCGGGCGCATCCTGTTCCTGGGCGATACCGACACGACCTTCAATTTCCAGTTCTCCGATGCCGCGATCAAGTTGCTCGGCCTGCTGGGCGGTGTGCCGGTCGTTTTACCCCGCATCCCCCTGGCGATGCCCAAGGGAGTGGACGACTGCCGCGAGCATCTCGGGAACGGGGCATTCCCGCCATGGTGGCAATCACTGGTGGCTGCCGCGTTGCCGCTGCCGGCAGACTTGCGCGCGGACATGCTGGCTCTGGAACTATTCAAGCTGGCCGCGCCCGAGATCAAGCAGTTCACGGGAATCGAACGTGCACGGGTATTGCAAAAGCTGGGCAAGCTCGCCTCCTGCTTTCATCCGATAGCGCGGGGCGAGCTGGCCACCCTGTGCAAGAAGGAACTGGGCATCAACAAAAGCGTGGTCCAGCAAGCAGCCATTGCGGCGATCCAAACGACGACGCAGCCGTTCTCCGCGAAGAGCGAGTGGGCTGCGATGCTTGCGCTATACGGCGATCCTTGGTTTATCAGTGAGGCGGGCAAAAGTGTGACCGCGCTCAATGAGCGATTCTGGGCGGGACTGATCAAGAAGCAGCACCTGCTGCTCCACGAACCAGACGAGCGACGGTTCTATCGGTATGACGATCTCAGCGGCCTTTGGCTCCTGCAATCAAATGCGCTCCTTGAGCAGCTCGCCTGCGACACCGTGAAATCCGAGACTGACGAGGATAATGCCCAGCCACTTTATCTCAAGCACGTCCACATTCACTTCGGACGCGCGGTCGTGGACCATCTCAAAGGTATGGTCGAACGGCGCGGAGCTTTCGCCGACACGCCCAAGGGCATTCATGTCGCCAACGGTTATCTCGTCCTCGGCACGGAGTCGCTGGAACTGCACGAGTTCAGTCACCGGCATTGGAGCCGGAATCAGTCGCCCATTGCCTTTGATCCCGACGCCACCTGCCCAGTGTTCTTGGAGCGGCTTCTGGAGCCAGTGCTCGATGACGACGACATCGAGCTGCTGCAATACTACGCGGGTCAGTGTCTGCTGGGCCGGAATCTGACGCAGACCATCCTGCTGTTGCACGGGCCAGGCGGAGCGGGCAAGGGCAGCATCAGCAATATCCTGCAGCGGGTCGTCGGCGAACAAAACTGTTATGAACTGCGCACGTCACACCTGGACGAAAGATTCGAAATCTTCCGATACATTGGGAAGACGCTGCTCTATGGCGCGGATGTGGAGCCGGAATTCCTGCGCACCGACGCCGCGCATTTCCTGAAGAAGCTGGTTGGCGACGATCTGATCTCCCCCGAGGGCAAGAACAGCAACGAGGCGTTCAGCATTCGAGGAAATTTCAACGTGCTCGTTTCGTGCAACAAGCGGTTGTCGGTGCGGCTCTCAGGCGACGTCACGGCCTGGCGCCGGCGGCTGCGCATCATCAACTTCAAGAAACCTGTCGAGACCAGGCCCACGATCGTTAACTTCGACACGATGCTCCTGGAGAAGGAAGGCGCGGGCATCCTGAACTGGGCCATCGTCGGAGCCGCGAAGGTGCTCGCCGACAAGGCCGCCCACCGGGTCCGGCCCCTGAGCGCCACCCAGCAGGCGCGGCTGGAAGCCTTGTTGGGGCAGTCGGACTCGATGCGCCACTTCCTCGAGACGCGCGTGGTTCGCGCGCCGGGCAATGCGCTTGAGAAAAATGACCTGATGGAAGCCTATGCTGACTTTTGCGGTGACGCAGGATGGGATCCGCTGCCTGAACTGGCGGCGCGCAAGGAACTCAACAACCGCATGCTGGAATTGTTCGGGTCCGTCGAGCGCAAGAGCGCCGGTGCCAAGGGCAACCAGCGAGGATATTCGAACGTGGCGATCCAGGGCGAGGAACCCGCGACCGGAGAAACGATCTCATGAACGCGGGCGCACCCCATACCTCTGCTCCCAAGCTGGTCGTTCCGTTGAGCAAACTCGCCGCGTTTTTCAATTCACGGCGCAGGGAGACAGAGCCGGCCGCGGCAGGTGTTCCTGCTCTGCCGCCATCTGCAGGTGCAGCTGGTGGTCCGGGGGCTGGTGAGCCTGCCGAAGCACTGCGAGCGACTCCACCGCAAACATGCCCCGCGCCAGCGACGTCGAATCTTCGCAGGGAAGCACCTACATGGAAACTGCTTACCGCGATCCCTGAAGATCTGGCGAGGCGCGTCCGGGAGTCGGGCACGGTGGCGCTTGATCTGGAAACCTATGGACCGCGCAAAGGCGACGGGCTTGATCCCTGGAGAGGAGACATCCGGCTGTTGTCGCTGCGCGTGCTCGGAGGCGATTCCTGGCTGATTGATCTCCGGGCCGCAGGTTATGATCTGGGAGACTTGAAGGATGCACTCGAGACCGTCGAGATCGTGGCGCACAACGCGAAATTCGACCTGCTGTGGCTCCATCATAAGTGCGGGCTGCAGCCGACGAAGGTGTTTTGCACGCTCACAGCGGCGAGGTTGCTGAGTGCCGGGACCAAGCCGGGCAACAACCTCGATCAATGTCTGAAACGCTACTGCGGTATCGCGCCGGCCGCGGATCAGAGCCTGTCAGACTGGGGCGCGATGCTGCTTGAGGAAACTCAGCTCGCGTATGCGGCACGCGACGTGGCCCACCTTTTCGAACTGGCTGCGGCCCAGCGTAAACTTATTATCGAGTCGGGACTCGAGGAGGTGTGGCAGTTGGAAATGCGCCTGCTGCCTGCGGTCGTCGAGATGGAGGCCAATGGCATCGCCGTGGATGTGGGGCGGTTGCGTTCGCTGCGTGATAACGCAAGTAGCATGCAGCAGGTTTGAGAATGTTTCTGCAAAGGTTTGAGAATTTCCGGGGTTCGGAGGGGATTTCAAGGCCGTTGAAAGGGGCATTCAGAAGGCCTTTTTTGACCGCTAAGCGAGCGTGTTCCCCGAGGCGAATTTGGGATGCTCGTGGTCGGTGCTGAAGCGGCGCCAGCCTGGGATGAGGCCCTGTTTGAGGGTGGGCCGCGGGACGATGTGAGGGGTGGGTTGGAGGCTGGTGACGAAGAACCACGGGTTGGGCAGGCGGGGATACCAGTATGTGACGCTGTGCGGGGAGCCGCCGCTGGGCACGGGGGTCTCCTGCCAGTCGGTGCCTGGCCAGGTCAAGGGGTCGTCGGGGTCATAGCCTACGGGGTCGTGGTCGATCTCGCGCTGCCATTTCTTGGTGACGAGGGCGCTCACGCCATCGGGCTCGACGCCGATGGGCGACATGCCGATGGTGTCGGTGAAGTAGGTGGCCTCCTTGAAGCGGAGGTGGACCCAGTTCCAGGGGTTGCGCTTGGTGGTGTCGGCGGCTTGGTGGGTCTTCCATGCGAGGCGCCAGCGGGATTGGCCGCGCACGGTGGATTCCGGGTCCTCCTCATCGAGGACCTGCTCGTAGGCCAGGAGGGGACCGGGCCAGGCCCAGCCCTGGCCGGCGATCTCTGAAGACCAGTCGGGGGCGGAGCCGGAGCCGACCCATGAGCGTGAGTAGATCTGGAACTCGGGTTCGAGGATGTGGCCGCCGTCGGCGTTGTCGGTGATGGAGTGGAGCGCGAAGGCCGGGCGGGCACAGAGGGCGCCGGTGAGGCCAAGCATGGCGGGGGTGACGAAATCATGGAAGTCCCAGATCGGGAAGCTCTCGATGAAGTCCACCGTGCCGTCGTCGGGGTAGCAATATGAGAGCGGCATCGCTGGCTATTCGTTGACGCGCAGGTAGCAGCGGTTGGGCGGGACGAGCATGAGGTCGAAGTTGCCCTTGCGGAAGACCTGCACGGTGGGTGCGTCGCCGCCGGGCCAGGTGACCTTGGCGAGGTGGAAGTAGAAGACGCCGTTCTGGGTGACGGCGCCGGTGCTGTAGTTCACGATCGCGGGCTGGGCGGCGGGGCTGGCGCGGTTGGTGCGGATGTCGGCCGTGAGGACGACGGCGGTGCCAACGGGTCGGTATTCCGTGCCGCTGACGCCGTCGGCATCGAGCACTGAGACGGCTTCGACGTCGGGGGTGAAGCTGACGCCAAGGAAGACGTCGACCTCGCCGCCGAGGCCGATGGTGGCGACGGTGTCGGGGGCTGTGCCGGTGACTTCTTTGTCGTTGCCGTCGCTGTCGAGGCCACAAAGGCCCTGGGCGACCCTTATTATATTGGTGCCGACGGCGACGTAGGTCTCAAGTGGATCGTGAGCGGGTTCTTCCTGGCTGGTGCCGCCGGGTGATGTAGGAGGGACACTGAAGGCAGCCGGGGCGGATGGGCGGGTGGAGCGCGGGCCGTGCGGGTCTGTGCGGCGGCTCGGGCCGATGGTGAGGGTGGTCTCGCCGCTGACCAGATCTTCGGTGACGCCAATGATGGGGGCTTGCATGGTGGCCCAGCGGCTGGGGCCTCCGGTGATGGATAGGGCCCGGCCCATGTAGAGGGTGCCGCCGATGTCATCGTCCTTGAGGGTGATCTCGCCCTCGAAGAACTGGCGATTGTAGGCGCTGAGCAGGGCGGCGGCGTAGCCGGCTGGCATGGGGGTGTTGGCCAGGCCGGTGCTGGGGTCGATGCTGGGGGCTCCGTCTGCGGACCAGCGGGAGTTCACGCCGGGCACGGCGTGGGTGATGACGAGCCGGCGGCCGAGCCCCGCGCCAAGGGTGGACTGCTGGGTGGCTGCGACGGCGGATTCACCGCTGCTTTGGTCGACGAAGTTGACGGCGACTTCGCGCACGAGGAGATCATCGCGCGGGGTGATGCGTGCGCTCTTCAAGCGAGGGTCCGCGGCATCGAGGGTGATGACCTCGGATGAGGAGGAGATCTCGGCGATGTGGAGGCCGGGCGGGCTCTGTGTGTAGTCGAACCAGCTCACCTGGGCGGGTGATGTCTTCGCGAGGTCGGCGATGGCTTCCGCGAGGCTGGCGTTCTGGAGGGTGCGCGCGACGACGGGCGCGCCATTTACGATGGAAGCGACCTGAAGGACTGGAGAGGCGAGATCTCCGAGCTGGCTGGCGAGGCGTGACGTTTCCGCGCCGACGTTGGCGGCGGCGACGACGGTGTCGTCCTCGACGGCATGGAGCCCGGCGCCGAGAGAGACGACGGTGTCGTGTTGATCGGGCAGGTCCGGGTCGGGATCGGCCTCGGCCTGGGTTTCCTTCAGGTCCTGCCAGGGGTCGCGGATCTCGATGGATTGAGTGTAGGAGTCGCCGCTGCGCTGGTGGGTGATGCGCGAGACCTTGCCGGCGAACCAGCGGGCGTCGTCGCGCGTGATGACGATCTGGGTGCCGTAGGTGAAGAGTTCAGGGGAGAATAGGTCAGCATCGGCGACTTCGAGGATGGCGCGGGACACGTCCATGGACTGCAGCTCGCGGCGGGCGACGAAGATGCCGAGGTCCTCTGGGAGTTGGCCGTTGATTTTGAAGACTGGCATGCGTCCACGCGGCTACAATGAGTTCAAGGAGTTGACCTGGCTTTTGAGGGCTTCGAGCTCGGCCTTCAACTTGGCGGTCTCTGCCACATGCGCTTTTTCCGTAGCGAGCATCTGCTGCATCAAGGCGACGGTGCCGGCGGCCTCCTGGTTGCGGGTCGCGCTTAGCTGTTTGAGGTAGGTGCCGAGTTGGGTGAGCGCGCTCTGATTGCCAGGATCGGCCTTCAATTGAGCGATGAGCTGCTGCATCGCCTGGTCGATGGCGCCGCCCTTGAAGCTTTTGTTTTGCTCAAGCGCAGCGAGGAGCTTTGCCAGGCTGTCAGCGGTCTTTTTCTCTTCCTGCTCTGACTTGGCGACTTTTTTCGCGGCGTCGGCGATGCCCTTCTGAATCGGCTTGGTGGAGTCCTGGCTTTTTTTCGCGGCTTCGGCGGCATCGCGCTTGCTGGCCTGCTCGATGGAACTGGCGTCCTTTATCTGGGCGGCGCGTTCGCGTTCCTCGGCTACTTTCGCGTTGTTGAGGCGGTTTTTTTGACTCTCTAAGATTGCGGCGCTGGCGTCGGCGATTTGCTTTTCGATCGTTGCGGTCTTCGTGGTGGCATTCTGCATCGCCCCGTTGGCGCGCTTGGTCTCCTCCACGACGCCTTGCATGTCCTGGTATTTGGCATGGATGGCCTCGATCGCGCTTGCGGTCTGCTTGTATTGCTCGTTGGCTTCCGCGAGGATCTTCTCCTGTTCCTCGATGCGGCGCTGGACTTCGGCGATGACTTCCGGGCCTGCGCCTGTGCTCAGCGAAGGCTTGAGGCGGCTGATCTCCGCATTGGCTGCATCCTGTCTTTCGAGGGCTTTGCCTGCGGTGTCCTGCAGAGAAGGGAGCGCGGCGGCGGCGGCGCCGCGCTCCCGTGCGGCATCGCTCTCCTGCTTGATGGCGCGGAGCTGGTCGTAACGTTCGCGATTCTCGCGGGCGAGCTTTTGCTCGGTCTCATAGGCTTGTGCCTCTTTCGCATTGAATTCGTCGGCGCGCTTGGATGCGTCTATCGCGGCTCTGCCGCGTGCGGCTTCTTCGTGTGTGAGTGCGCCAGCGGTCTCCGCCGCATTGATGCGAGCCTTGTCTGTGTCGCTCTCGGCATCGAACATCTCGCGCTGGCGGGCGATGGCGCCTTGGATCTTCTTTTCGACGCGGTCGATGGCGTCAAAGATCCTGTCCCAGGTCGAGATGGCATTGTGCTGCTGGGCGTCGAAGTCGGCGGCGGCTTGGGCGAGCTTTCGCATGCCCTCCTCTGTGTTCTCGGTGTATCGGGCGGCGGCTTTCTCGGCGGCAGCGGTTTCCTCGGCGGTTTTAGCGGCCTCTTCGCGCCAGATTCTGTAGCCCTCGATGATGATTTCAGTGATCGCGATGATGGCGAGGCCGATCCCCGTGCTGGCGGCGGCTGCTTTGCCAGCGGCTTCGGCGGCACCTTTGGCGGCATCGCCGGCTTCATCCTGTTTGTCAGCGACTTCGTCAATGACGACGCCGAGGTCCTTGAGGGCCTCCTCGGTCTGTTGAGCGCCATCGCCGGAGGCGGTGGTCTCGATGTTGATCTTGAAGTTCTGGGAGTCGTCGGGCATGGGTCACTGGATCGAGAACGCGGCCATGCGAAAGCGTGCCGTGCCGTTGTGGACGCGGATGCCGTGGGAGTAGAAGATTCCGCCGCCAAAGACGATCCCGATGGCCTGCGGGGAGGCGAGGGCCTTGTAGAACCCGGCGCGGGTAGCATCGGAGTAGTTTCCGCCTTTGCCGTAGACGTTCGTCCAGTTGCCGGGATTCAGCGCAACGGTGAGGGTGAATATTCCGGGCTTCAATTCGACGCAGTAGGGAGCAGAGAACCACCGCCCATTTTCTGTCGTCAGATCCTTCTGAATCATGAACCGGCACGATGGCGGGATGCCTCCGGCGAAGTTGCCGGGCTCAGTGAGGAAATCGAACACGACTTCGGGCGCGGCTTCGATGATTCCGGTCATCATGAGAGATGATCCGATTATCCTGGCGGTGTGCTTGCAGGTGAGGTAGTCGACTTCCGACACGTCCTTCTTCCAGTCGAAATACCAGCCGGACCCCGACTGAGTCGGGTGCGAGGGCATGTTGATGGAATAGCGGATGTCCCATCTCGATGCGCTCATTGAGAGCGTGGCGGATGATGGCCTTGCGAAAGCGGCGAGGTCCTCGGCGAACTGTGCGTCACTGCTGGCCGGGATGGTCTCGTGCTGCTTCTGAGTGCCGCGCTCGTCGGTGGCGCAGGATGCGAGGAAGGCGGCGAGGAGGATTGATGTGATGTGTTTCATGTCGGTCAGTTGTGAATGACCGTTCCACCAGCCGCCTGAATCGCGGCGATGTTCGCCGCATCGGTCGTGGCATTCGGTGCGACGGTGGAGCCGCCTGAAATATCAAGAGTCAGCGTCGAGAGATCGACACCCTGAAGATTTGCATAGAAAGCGAGCAACGCCGACACGCTGGCCGCATCCAGTGATTGACCGATGAACTGGACATTCCCCGGCGGGATGCTGCCCTCAAGCTCGGTCGCCGTCAGATTGATGTGTCCGATCTGCGTGTCGCCCGCGTTCACAGCCACGGCCTGGATCACGTTCGGCCAATTGGTCGGCGCGCTCGTGATGGAGGCGATCTTACCGGAGTTCGGCAGCGTGAGTTTGGAGATCCCGTCCTTGAGCGTGACGGCCTGCTCGCTTGTCTTGAGCAGAAGCTCGACGCCGCCGAGCATTGTAGCGCCAGACCAATCCATCTGCGTCACGTTGTTCAGATGCAGTTCCCCCGGCTGCATGTTCCCGAGTAGAACAAGGCTTGCGACCTTGCCCGCGCAGTCAACGTGGACGCTGCTGGCTGCTCCGAGCGGAGTGGAGAGTTGCAGTGTGAGCGTGTCGAGTGTTTCGGTGATCGCATCTCCGATGTAGCCTTCGCTTTGGGTGAGCTTCTTGGTTGTCATTGTTTTGGATTTGGGTTTGAAGTTTGAGGAAATCACCAGCCACCAACGATGGCGAAACGGACCCACGTGTTTGTGGCGACGCACAAATAGACGTAGGTGGCGTCCCACTGGATGTCGCCCGCCACACCCGTCGCAGTGGAGTTGGCGGGCGTGGCCGTCGTGGGCTTGATGACGCCAAAGGAGCGCACGCTCGTAACCAGTGGCACCGTGATGTTCGCCGCGCTTGCGCCACTTGGCTTGATCGTATTCGTTCCCGCGCTGAGCGTGATCGTGCCGCCAGCCGTGCTACCGGAGCCGGAGATGTTCATTGAGCCGCCCGCGCCGCCTGCGGTGGTTGTGCTCGCATTCCCGCCGCTTACGTTGATCGTGCCGCCTGCCCCGCCATTGCCTCCTACTCCTCCGTTGCCGGTGCCACCACTGCCACCAGTCATATTCAGTATGCCGGGGATGCCGCCGTTGCCACCCGCGTCGTCGGTGCCGCCAGAGCCCGCATCACCCCCGACGATAATGATGTGGCTTGTAGTGACTCCTCCACCTTCTCCGCCGACATTCGCGGCACTGTCTGCACCACCATTTCCGCCCTGAATGCGGATCACGCCATTCCCGCCCCCTACGGAGCCACCACTGCCGCCACCCATGCTGTCAACAAATGCCGTTCCGCCTTGGCCCCCCTTGAATGACAACACGAGGCCAGAGATCTCACCGCCTCCGCCCGGTGTTCCAAACTCAGCTTCCGAAGTGCCTCCAGTTCCGCCGACGATTTGAAATGCGGTTCCGCTCAATGAGCCTCCATTTCCTCCGGTCCCGCCAAGAACCTGCGCAAGGCCACCAGTGCCGCCAGCGATACGGATTGCGCCAGCCGATGCCGAAATATTTCCACCGACTCCGCCGACTGCATTGACCACGCTTGCAGCGCCACCTGTGCCGCTGGTCAGATAAATTCCAGCGCCACTGAACGCCCCGCCAGCCCCGCCCACTCCGCCGTTGTTTGCCGCGCCGCCATTTCCAGATGCCACGATGATGCAGCCCGCGCTGGAACTGATGTCACCGCCGATTCCACCCGTTGCGACTCCAGCACCACCAGCACCATTGCCAGAACCTCCAGTGCCGGGAGCGACTCCAAGAACGATCCCGGAAAATGCGGCACCTGTTCCGCCCGTGCCGCCAGAGGCACTTGAACCGCCAGACCCTTGTGTGACCTTGATCCCCTTTCCCGTGATCGCGCCCACGGTGTTGCTTCCAAGCACGGATACAAACGGCGAGAATGTGAAGCTTGAACTCCCAACAGGCACAAGCGAGATCGGCGTGAGCGCCGTCATGGTTTGAAGGCCGGTAAAGGTGTTAGCACCGAGGATGGCGGCGGTTCCAACGACGCCGGCGGGCGGGAGGCCGGTGCAGTTGGTGAGCGTGCCACTGGCGGGGATGCCGAGGATGGGAGTGGTGAGCGTCGGAGAAGTGCCGAAGACGAGGGCGCCGCTGCCGGTCTCGTCACTGACGGCGGTGATGAGCTGTGCACTTGTGGCAGTGACGGTGTTTGAACCGAGGTCGACGATCTTATTCGTGAGCGTCTTTGCAGTGGACGCGAGGATGGTGTCCAGGACCGTGACGGTGGCCTTCTTGGTGGCGGGCGTGCCGCTGGGATCGATGACGACGAGGATGAGGTCCGTGGCGCTGAGGCTGCTGGCGCTCGGGAGTTCGGTGATCTTGGTCTGAGCGCCGAGCGGTGAGAAGGCGAGAAAACTGAAAACTGAAAAACTGAAAAACTGAAAAAAAGTCTTCATGGTGCTTGGTGCTTGGTTTGAACTTTGTGCCTCTGTGCCTGTGCGACTTTGTGCCTTTGCTTAACTGCTGACCGCGCGGAAGACGGCGAAGTTGATCGTCATCGCGGCATCGAGCGCGGAGCTGGCATGGAGATTGGTGATGACGATCTGGAAGGTTCCACTGGTGATGGCTTTCACGGTGACGGCCGGAGTGCCGGCGCCTTGGTAAGTCGTGCCGACGACGACCACATCCTCATCGCTAACGGTGGAGTTTGTGACGGTGAAGACCTCCTCGGCGCCGGCGGCGGTGGTGAGGGCTACAGTAGTGATGCGGCCTGTGAGCTTGTTGAGTGTGACGCCGGTCGATGAACTTGTGATCTGGGTGACGGAGCCGCCGGCGCCCGTGGTATAGCCGACTCCGGTGCCAGTTGATCCGGTGCTGACCAGCCCTCCGCTGACGGTGAGGCTGGTGCCGCTGGCCGCGCCGAGGGTGGGCGCGGTGAACGTGGGAGTGGTGAGCGTGGGACTGGTGCCGAAGACCAGTGCGCCGGAGCCGGTCTCATCGGTGATGGCGGCGGCGAGATTCGCGCTGGATGGCGTGGCTAGGAAGGTGGCCACGCTGGTGCCGAGGCCGCTGACGCCGGCGCTGATGGGCAGGCCGGTGCAGTTGGTGAGGGTGCCACTGGTGGGCGTGCCGAGGATTGGCGTGGTGAGTGTGGGGCTGGTGCCGAAGACGAGGGATCCGCTGCCGGTCTCGTCACTGAGGGCCGTCCTGAGCTGGGCGCTGGTGGCGGTGAGGGTATTCGAGCCCAGATCAATGGTCTTGTTGGTCAGCGTCATGGTGGCGCCGTCGAGCAGATCGAAGAGCGTGGTGAACGCGGCCTTGTGGGTGGCTGGGGTGCCGCCGGGATCGGTGACGACGTAGAAGATGTCGGTCGCCAGGAGGGAGCTGGCGGCGCTGTAGTCGGTGAGCTTATCCGCCCGAAGGCACAAAGGCACAGAGGCAGAAAGGCAGCAAAGGGCGGCCATGAGGCCGCGCAGATGGGAGATGGGAGATGGGAGATGGTTCATGGTTCTTGGTTCTTGGTTCAAAATTTTTGCTTTCATTCCTGCTCGAGCGGCTGGGCGTCCTCGGCTTCGAAGGTGTCTCCGGCCTCATCGAGGATGTTCGCGCTCTCGTAGATGTTGGAGGTGAGGGCGCCGCCCTTGATGGTGTAGGCGGTGATGCTGAGCCGGTGCAGCGTATGGATGGGCGCGGAGAGGATGGCTGCCTTGGCAAGCGTGGCCGTGCCGCTGAGGCCATTGATGGTGATGGTCAGATCCTGGCCGCCCGCCGGGAGATCGGCGGGATGGCTGATCTGGAAGCGCAGGGCATCCACGATGGCGGCGTGGACGCGCACGCGCGTGAAATCCAATGTGTGGAAGCGGCTGCGGCCGCCGCCGCGCTCGAACATGCGGGCGCCGCCGCCGAGGTAGAGGGCCTCCTCGATGCCGGGAAATTCCGGGGTGAGGCGCAGGAGGTTGGATGGATCGCCCCAGAGCAGGTCGTTGACGGCCACCAGCACCATCCCGCCGAGGGTGATGGTGTAGGGGCTGCGTATGGCGACCTGCCCTGGCATGACGACATTCCGGTCAGCTCAGGCTGACGAGGTTGACGGAGTTGAGCGAGTTGTCGAGCACCTCGATGTCCACCTGGTGCTTGTGCTCCTTCTGGGCGAGCTTGAGGTCGCTCACGTCGATCTCGCAATAAAGGAAGTGAATGAGGCGCTGAGTGTCGCGGTGGTCTCCGGCGTCGAGCTTGAGCCAGCCGGTGATCTTGCCGTCCTGGACGAGGGGCCGTTGGGCGGTGTTGACGGTGATGGCGCCGGCGAAGGCCATGAGGGCTTCGATGGTGTATTGGTTGATCTGGCCGAGGGTGAGCTTGACCATGAGGCGCTGGTCGAGCGGGATGCCCTCCTGCTTCACGTAGGCGTAGCCGCCGGAGCGTGGAGCGAGGATTTCCAGGTCGTCGGTCTTCTTGCTGATGGTGCCGTCCATGACGTAGCCGAGTTCCTCCCAAGTGGAGGATCCGGTGAGCGGGACGAAGGATGAGCCGACGGTGTCGCCGCCGTCGGCCGTGCCGTTGCGCACGAAATAGGCGTGCGCACCGAGGATCAGAGTTTTCTTCAGGAGTGACATGTTGAGTTCAGTTTATGGGTTCGGTGGTGGTGTGGACCGCCGGTGCGGCGGTGATCAGAAGACAATGTTGCGCTGGGTGACATCACTTGGGGCCAGGCCGTCCTTGAAGGCGCAGATGAGGAGGGTGCAGCTCTCCGTGATGTTGAAGACGCCGGTGTAGAGGGTGGCGTTGGCGTTGCGCGCGAAGGGGAAGGTGCCGTCGGTGGTGTAGTAGATGGCGGCGCCGGCGGTGGCGCAGAAAAGGTTGATGCCCAGTCCGGGTCCGCCGGTGCCTTCGGTGGTGATTTCATCGTCATCCTCGGTGACGATGATGGTGCCGTCCTCCGTGGTGACGACCTTGGCGCCCTCGGCGGCGGCCACCACGCGCACGCGCTCGACGGCGGCGTTCTTTTCAATGACCAGACGGGTGAAGAACTCGATGTCGTAGATCACCTCGTTGTCATCCGCGCTGCGCACTGGGATGATGGTGCCGCCGCGCCGCGGCTGGAGGCACCAGTCGGAGCCGGGCCGCCACTGGTGGAGCTTCCTGCGGATCTCGTGGGCATAGTCCTCGCAACCCACCTGGGTGCCGTCGGTGCCGGTGTTGATGATGATGTTCTCGACGACGCGCACGGTGATGCGCAGATCGTCTATCATGTCGCGGTGCTCCTCATCGAAGCAGTCGAGGCGCGGCATGAGGACGATGACCGCGGCGCCGGCCTTCGGATCGGGAACGATGTTCCCGTCCAGCGCGTCTCCTGGGGCGACACCGGCGAGCGCGGTCTGTATGGCGCCCTGGATGCCGGGGGAGGTGACGGTCGTGCCGTCCGGCAGCACACGCGGCCGGGCGATGAAGACGGCGCAGCTCTCGCAGAGCGGCAGGCTGGCGATGTAACCGGCCACGGCATGCTGGAGCTGTTGGAAGATGTCCATTAGGCTGCGAGCTTGAGGTAGTCACGCGCGCCCTGCTCCGCGGCTGCGATGAATTGTTCATCCGGTGGGATCAGCCCACGGTCCTGCGGGAGCGTGACCGATTGCTTGAGCCAGAACTGGACCTGCCCGCTCTTCCCATCCACCAGCGCACGGGCGCCGGATGGAAAGGGCACGAAGCGGAGGCTGTCGAACTCGCGCGGCCGCTTCCCGTAGCTCTCCGCGCTGGCCGGGATGGCAAGGTATTTCGCGGTGACGGGCTTCACGGTCACGTCGCCCAGGACGCGGGCGAAGATCTCGCGCTCGCCGCCGAGGATGACGGTGGCGCGGTCCTTGTCCGCAGTGCTTTCGATGGCCTCTCCGCGGCGGCTGAGATAGCCGGTGGGCTGCGCACCGAGGCGCTCGGCGGTCTTGTGGCGCAGGGGCGCGGCTTCCTCGATGATATAGCGGCGCGTGCGGACCTCGGCAATGGCGGCGATGTGCTCATGGAGCCCGGTGCGGTCATCGAGCTTGCGGCGGAGTTCCGCAAGGATGGGCGTGGCTTCGTCTGTGACGGTGACGAGGATCTTCATGCGGCCTTCCTTCCCATGCCGAGGATTGAATCCATGGTGAGCACGCCATCGCGCTCCTCGATGCCGCGCAGCTTGGCCTTGAGCGCGGCGATGGTGTCCGGACTGAGGCCGCTGGCGCTGGCGCGGGGTGCTGGGATGGATGCGACGACAGGAGTGTCGTCGTTCCCTGGTGAAGGTGCTGTGAATCCGTGCTTCTGGGCCTCGGTCCAGTGCACCTCGCGCCAGCCCATGCCGCTGTGGAAGGCGAAGGGAGGGTGATCCACGTCGAGCGCGTCCTTGAAGAGCCCGCTGCTGCCCAACGCGGCCCAGATGGGATCGCCCTTCAGCGCGATGAGGCGGGACTCACCGGCATCATCGCTCTCCGGTGGACCGCCGGCCACTTCCCATCGCTCCTTCCAGCCGGGTGAATTGCTGCCGGGTGAGCCGCGCGGCACGCTGCGGGATGCCAGGCGCACCAGCTCCCAGCACGGGAACTGCCGCGCGCGGGAACCGTCCATGCCGCGGGCCTTCTGTGCGGCGCCGCGCATGAGTCCGTTCTGAGTTTCGAGGATGAGGTTGAGCCGGATGTCGCTGGACAGGTCGCGCAGGGATCCAGGCTGTGCGGGCGGTATGCCGAGTGCCTCATCGCCTGGGAAGCCGTTTTGGGGCGTGTAGAGGAGGCGCTGGAGCTCGCGCTTGAGTTCCAGCCGGATCTTTGGCCAGTCGTTGTCCCGTCCGCCTTGCAAGAGCCTTTCAATGCGGCCTTTGAGGGCTTCGAGGTAGCGCGCGTTGGTGGTGCGGGCGCTGAAGAGGGAGTTGCGGCGCAGCTCCTGTGCGATCTGCTCCCTGAGCCTTTGTGATCCCAGCGACGTGGGCATGACACCGCGTGCGATCGCGAGATCGAGCGCCTGGCTGCCGGTGCTGGAATCGATGTAGAGGGGCATTGGGAAAAGCTGAAAGGCGGAAAAGGGGAAAAGCTGAAAACTGAAGAGAGTCAGAATAGGCCGCTGGTTTTGTCGCGCGTGGCCTCGCGGTCGCGGCTGTCGGCCAGCTCCACGCCGGCGCCGGCGGCCTGGTCGCCGGCCTCGGTCTCCGGCGGCACGATGGCGAACTTGCAGGCTGCGACATCGCGCAGCTCGGCCAGGGCGCGCTCGGATTCCTTCTGGCGGATCTGGTCGTTGAGGCCTTTCAAGCCTGGGAGGCGCGTGAAGAGGTAGTCGCGCACCAGGGCGAGCGCGGAACCGCGCAATTCATCCGGGATGGTGACGCCCTCGCCCAGCGTGTTGCGCTGGCAGGCGGCCACGTAGCCGCGCACGCGCTTGACCACGTCGGCGATGGCTTCATTGAGAATGTCATCGGCGTCCTGGCTGCTGGCTTTCGCGGCCGTCTTGAGCGCAGTGAGTTCCGCGGCGGTGAGCCGGCGCTGCACGTCTTCTTCGGTGAGGGTGATCCAGGGCATGGTCTACTGGGGCATGAGGGACTGGAGGGCTGTGATGGTCTCGTGATAGGTGGCGGCGCGGCGCCTGGGTTCGAGCTGGAAGGCTTCCTGGTCGCCATCGAGTTCCTCGCAGTGCACGGCCACCACGACGGTGCGCCCATCGCCGAGATCGACGCGGTGCACTTCCGCGACGGGCTTTTCCCTGGCGGCGCTGCGGGCGCTGCCGTGTGGAGGGTTGGCCATGATTGGCATCGGGTGAAGAACGGCGCGCCGGGTTTGCGGGAGAAAAAGTCCCGTAAAACTCCCGCGCCCCACGGCGCGCCGTTCGAGCTCTTAGGTGTAAGTCGGGGTGAGCTTGCGCAGGCCGACTGTGGCCGTGATCACGATGCGGCTGTAGTGCTCCACCACGATCTGGGTGCGCTTGAGCACCGGGACGATGTAGACGCGGAAGGCGCCGCCGGCGGTCATGGTGACGAAGCGCTTCACGTTCGAGGGGTCATCCTTGGTGGCGCCCTTCATCGCGTAGTAGGCGTAGGCCACGCTTCCGGCGATGCGGGTCTTGGCGCTGGCGCTGCTCTGGTAGGCGGCCTTCAGGGTGACGACCTGGTCCACGCCCATGAGCTGGGCGAGTTCCGCGTCCGTGAGCCCGGAGGTGCTGAAGCCACCCGCGCTGGTGAGGCGGCGCAGGGCCAACTTGCGGCGCAGGGCGGCGGTGCCGCCGAGCACGAGGATGTTGGCGATGCAACCGCGCGCGACCTGGGAGTCGTCGACCATGGTGAGGAGGTCGGCGTCGGGATCGGGCGTGGTGGCGCTGGTGCCCCAGTTCGGAGTGCCGGAGCTGGTGGCGGCGGCGTCGATGAGGGTGATGGCGCGGCGCACTTCGGAGCGCAGCAGCCTGTTGCGCAGGTTGGCCACGTGATACTGCTGCACTGCGGCGTCCTCGCCACCGTCGTCGTTGTCGAGGACGATCATGAGGCCCTTGTTGTCGGTGGCGCCGTCGGTCTGGGTTCCCTTGTTGGACACCTTGCGGAACTCGCCCTGGAGCATGCGGATGTCTCCGTCATCGCCGGCGTCATCCTGGAAGGCGGCCAGCTCGTTGTGCTGCAGGTGGCTGAACCTGCGGCCGGTGGGCACCATCGGGGCGATGGCGTCAATGGCGGCCTGCAGTCCGTCGGTGTCCGGAACACCGCGCACGTATTCGGTTAGCGGCTCGTTCAGGTGGGTGGCGTCGAAGTTCGCATCGTTGGCCAGGCCGTAGATGCGGTTGCCGACAGCCTGGCTGGGATCGCCGGCCAGGTGCGGGAAGAAGCTCGCGAACTGCGAGTCGTTGAGAAAAGCTGTTTTCATTTTGTGTGATGATTTTTGATTTGTCGTTGGTATTTGGGGGCGGGCGCGGCCCTGGTGGACCGCGCCCTGTGGTTCAGGAGATGACAGGAGGCGCGGCCACGCCGGCGGAGCCGACGATGATCCAGCCGACCGTGCTGTTGACGAATTCCAGCTCCACGATGTCCTTCGCGTCCGCGAAGACGATGGTGGCGAAGCCGGTCTTGGTGGTCGGAGTGAGTGTTCCATCCCCGCCATCGGTGCCGAGGATGAGGTTGAGGCGCTGGCCCGGCACGCCATCGGCGAGCGTGAGCGCTTCCGCTCCGCCCGTGGTCATCACCACGACGCGGTGAGTGATCGGGACGGCCAGGGTGCCTCCTGCCTTGGTGGTGGAGCCGGTCGTCAGCGGCGGGCCAACAACGCCCTCCGTGATCTCGATGACGTCATTGTCCGAGGCTGCCGCGGTCAGGGCGGTGCCGATGAGGACGGACCCTGTGCTGGCCACCTTGCCGGAGGCTGCGGCATAGACCCGCGTGCCCACGGTGATGGCCCCACTGGCCACGACTTTCTTGGTGTCGCCCTTGCCGAGGAGCAGGACGGTGACGCGGTCTTCCGCGACGAGATCCTTGTTGTCCACGGTGCCGAGGGGCTGGCTGCTGACTCCGCAGAGCGCGACGTGGTTGGCGTCGGACCCCTGGGTGACGAGCAGATGGCGGGCGCTGATGGTGTCGTCCGTCTTGCGGGTGATGCACGTTGGGTGCGTCTCCACGGCTTCGTCGTAGGTGTTGGCGAAGCCCATGGCGCGAGGCGGCGAGCTGAAGAATTTCCGGAAGGCTCCAGATGCGGAGGCCTTGAATGCGAATGCCCCGGACGCCCAAGCGAGCGCCGTGACAACGAGGATGAAGGTGATGAAGTCTTTCATGGTGAATTGAGTTTGGTTTTCTGGATGTTTGCTGTTGCGGGTTTGGGGATGGACTTTTTGGAATCGTGGTCAGTTGTTGGTGAAGAGCTGGGGATGCTTCTGGCGCGCGCGGGCGAATGCGGCGTCGTAGGCCTTCTGCGGATCAGCGATGGTCTTGCTGACCTCGGCGAGTTCGGCATCGACCGCGTTGGCGATGCCGACGCTGCGCTCGCTGGGAGCGTTGGTGATGCGGCCGCGGTCCTTGGCGGCGCCGTCGGTCTTGCCGGCCTGCTTGAGCTTGGGCTCCTCCGCGGAGAGCTTGTTGAGCTCGGCGGTGATCTCCGCGTCGTTGGCCAGGCCGGTGATGCGGGTGAGCTGAGCGTCGCGATCCGCGGGGATCACGCGGCCCTCGGTGACCATGCGGTCCAGGTGCGCGCCGACGCGGGCTTCGCGCGCGGCCTTGGTTTCCGCCTGGGAGGTGCCCAGCGCGGTGCGCGCGGTGTTGAGGTCGTTCTCCAGGCCGGTCTTTGCGGTCTTGAGCGTGGTGTTCTCGGTGCGCAGGGTGGCGCACTCGCCGTGCAGGGTCGTGACCGCGTTCTCAAATGCGGCCTCGTCAGCGTCCTCGGCCAGGCCGAGCAGTTTGAGCAGTTGTTTGTTCATTGTGGGTTTGGTGGGTGGGTTGGCGGGGTTGCCGCTCTGTTCGTTGGCGATTGCTGGCACCGGCATGTTCGGCGTGTTCGTCAGGCCGATGCTGCGCAGGAAGTCGATGAGGTAGGCGCCCTTCCCGTCGGGATTGCCGAACCAGTAGGGGGAGTGGTAGCGGTAGCGGCCGTCCTCGATCATGGCGCGGCCGTCGGCGCCCCACTTCACCTTCACGAGCATGCCGGCATCCTGTGGTTCGAGGGAGTTGACCCAGCCGTAGGCGGCCTTGTCCGGATATTTCCCTTCCATGCCCGGCACGTCGGGATGGCCGATGTAGACGGGCACGCCCAACGGTTCGTTGCTGAACCAGCTCCACGCCTTGCGCACCCAGGCGGGCGGGTTCACGAAGAAGTTGGCCATGGCCCGCGCGCTCTCGGGCGTGAAGCGCTGCAGTCCGCGGGAGTGTTTGTAGTCCCCGTAGGGGATGAACAGGTCACCGTCGCGCGTGAGTTGGAACGCCGGGGAGATGGATTCGTTGAGCAGGCCGGCGCGGCCGTCCACGTCGAAGTCGTTGGCAAAGCCGAGCTGACGAGGCGCGGAGAAGAACTGCTTCAACACAGAGACGCAGAGGCACAGAGAGATGACGAATTGGGTTTTCATGAGGGAAGGTTGCTGTTGGCGACGTGTTTGAGATCGAGGCCGCTGACGAATGCCTGGCTGAAGATCCGCTCCATGGCGTGCTCCAGGGAGTCTCCATCGAGGACTGCCTTGAGGATCTCCGGCCACTGGAGCTGCAGCTCGGCCATGCGGTCGCGCTGCTCCTGCTCGTTGCGGCCGCGCAAGATCGCTTCCAACGCGGCGCGCACCGGAGCGAGGTCCGCATTCACCGCGGTGCGCAGCGCTTCCTCTTCCGCAGTCTGTAGCTCGTTTTCCTGGCCGGGCGGTGGTGGCGCTTCTTCCGGATCGGGTTTGCGGTCCGGGTCATTGGCGGGCTTCTGGGTTTGGCGCGGCTTCACCAGATCCTCTCCGTCATCCGGCAGCGTGCGCCCGTAGCGCTCGGCCATGTCGGCCACGGCCATGGGCACGCCGTTCTTGATGAGGTGGGAATCCACCTTGATGTCCTGGTCGACGTCCTGCTGCGTGGGAGGATTGATGCGCAGGTAGGCGAGTGGCTCGGTGTCCGCGCCGAAGAGATAGCGGATGACCTGGCGGCCGAGCTGCACGTTGAGCGTCTCGCTGCACAGCTCGCAGTCGTCGGCCTCCAGCAGGATCGTCTCGTCACCCTGGAGGGATGCGCCGGCGCCGTCCTTGCTGCTGATGGTGCTCAGGTCCGCGCCGCGGCACAGGCACGCGATGGCGCGGTCCATGTGGTCCACCATGGGTTTGAAGGGCGCCTCTCCTGTCTTGCCAGCCTCGATGAGGTTCACCTTCGTGCCGGTGGCGCTGGCCATGATCCAGTCGTTGGCGAAGGATTGCAGCGCGCTGACGAAATCGTTCCACTCCGTGCTGCCCTTCGGCGCGGCGATCTCCCCGTGGATGCCGGGCATGCCGAACTTCTCGGAGAAGTTGATCCAGTCCGCCAAGGAAAGGCGCTTGAGCATCCAGCAGGTGGCGATCGCTTCCATGAGGCCGTCGCCGCTGGTGATCATCCAGCCGCCATCCTCCAGTGCCACGCCATTGGTCTGGTCGAGCGGGCCGGTGTAGCGCAGGCGGCCGGTCGTGTTCTCGAAGAGGCACAGCGGCACGAAGCGCACCTCGGCCTCCATGCTGCGGCCGCCGCCGGGGAGCTTCACCATGGCCTTCGTCCAGATGATTTCATGGACCGCGTAGAACTTGAACTCCGCGTCCATCATCTGCTTGAGCAGCAGGCGCATGGTGCCGCGCACATTGAGGTCGAGCGCGTTGGTGGCAGTGAGATGGTTGTAGAAGTATTCGAGCGCGGCCTTGTGCTGCTGAGCCGCGGGCGTGTCCTCCGGCATCACGATCTCCCAGGAGCGGCGCGCCACGGCCTTCTTGCGCTTCCCGATGGCGACCTTGGCCATGTAGTCGCGGTCCTCGATCGCATCGGCGAGCAGGCAGAAGCTGCGCAGGTAGCCCTGCTTGAATGCGTCGATGTCGCGCGCCAGCGTCTGCGGCTTCGCGTTTGGCAGAGGATTGAACCGCATCTGCCGCCACTGGCGCGCGAGATCCGCCGTGGGCCGGTTCATGCCGGAAAGGATGGCTTTGCGATCGCTCACAGCCCGGCCATCCGCCTCCCCCGGCGTTCAGGGCTTGGAATGGACTGCGCTCCGGATCCGGCATCATCGTCGCCGGCGGCGCGCACGGCCAGGGCCAGCGCGGTGCAGCGGTCGCTGTGCCCGTTGCGGGTGCGTGGCGACCAGTAATTGTATTGCCCGGCAGTCTGCGTCTGGGTGACGGCGTGCAGGTCCTCGCGGATGACGCGGCTGACCGGGATGCGGATCGGCGCGCCCTTCGTGCCGGAAGACACGCCTGGCATGGAGGCCTCGAAGGCGCGGCGCAGCCTGGGGAAGAGCTCGCGCTTGAACGGCGCGCTGAAGGTGCAGAGCTCAACCTTCCCGAACAGATGCGCCTCCGGTTTCCACTCCTGGTGCTTCTTGACGAGGTAATCGCCGAGGCCGATGCCGGGCCCGGTGTAGTCGAAGCTGGTGCGCGTGGCCGCCGCGATGCGGCTGCGCAGGATCGCTTCCTGCTCCGGCGTGTCGGTCTTTTGCAGGACAAGGACCTCCCGCGTCCACAGGCAGCCGCCGATGCGCTGGAGCGTCCAGCAGACCGTGGGATCATTCTGCCGGCCGAAATCGACGCCGCAGAACGTGGGTGCGCCATGGAGCGATGCGGCGGGATCCCAGCCCTCCGTGGCCTCCATGCTCTCGCTCTGCTGGATCAGATCGTAAGGCAGCAGCACGTTGCTGCCATCGAGGAACTCCACGAGCAGCTCCTGGCGCACGCCCTCGTGGTCATCGCCGAAAGCCTCGATCAGCGCCGCGACATCGACCGGCGCGCCCAGCAGGAACGCCTGCCAGATGTTGAGAGTGTGATGGCTCCACTTCATCGCGGCGCCGGGAGGCGCGGTGCGCAGCTTGTGCATCACGTTGCCCACGCCGTTGGGCGTGCTCACGTAGCGGAGCTTCTTCACCCCGCCGCGCGCCTCGTTGGTGATGGACGGCAGCAGCGCGCGGATGGTCTGGACGGCATCCTCGAGGAAATCGACCTCGGTGATGAACACGTTGGCGGACATGCCGCGCACCGTCGAGGGCCGTCCCGGCACGGCCTTGACCTTGCTGCGGTTGCTCAGGACGCACTCGGCGGACTTGAGCAGGGTCTCGCTGGTGGAGCCCTCGCGCTGCTCTTGGTAGTCGTCGATCATGAGGCCGAGGGCCTCGATGTGCGTCTTGCACTGGTCCAGGGAGTCGAGCGACTGGCGTTCCCCAGGTGACGCGATGGCCCAGCGGGTGACGCGCTTGTTGAGGTCGATGGCGATCTCCATCGTGCCGTTGAAGTCCTTGCCCGACTGCCGGCACCACAGGGCGTCCTTGAAGCGGGCATCGTCGGCGATGTAGCGCGCGCCATACTCGGTGCAGAGGGAGCGCAGGTCATCCGCCGGGTAGGGATTCACCCAGCCGGTGATGTTCGTGCCCTTGACGTGGTCCTTGGCGAGCTGCTCCAGCTCCTCCACGCCGCAGGTCTGCAGCGCTTCGAAGGTGAGCTTGCGCTCCATGGCGTTGCCGGCGGCCTGGGCGCGCAGCTTCTCCCTGGCCTCCTTCGCGGGCCGGGTCTGGTGCGCGGGGACTGTGGCGCCCTTCGTCACAGGCCGTAGACCTCCTTCAGACGGGACTGCTTTTGCTCCATGGTGAGCTTGGCGTCCTGCAGCGTTTCCCTGGTGCGGTCCGCCTGCGCGGCCTTCTGCTCCAGGAGCGTGAGCCGGCGCTGCTTGATCTGGAGCTCCGCGTCCTTCTGACGGGCGCGTGTCTCGCCGGTGCGCTTGGCCAGCACACGGTCCAGGATGGCGGCAAAGAGCTTCCCATCCCCCAGCGCCACGCCTTGTTCCATGAAGAACTGATTGCCGATGGCGATGATCTCCTCCTCGCTCAGCCCGGTGCGCCGCTCCCGGAGCATGGCCTGCAGGTCCACGCTGCGCTGCTCCTGCTGGCGCATCCGCTCCCGCAAGTGCCACCAGGACCAGAATTCCGACAAGGCACCCACCGAGGTGCTGATGCAGCACTCCGCGCGGATCCACTTGATCACGTCCTGGATCTTCCCGGCCTTCATCTGCTCGATGATGGCGGCCTGGACCGGCTCCTTGAGCGTTTTGAGCTTGGAGTCCCCGCGGTGTTTTCTGGTGGAAGCCATACATCGGGTCAAAAATGGGCCAAAAAGCGGGGTTCAAAGGCCGGATTGCCAGGATCCGGATGGGCGGGACCGACCTCGCCGGCTCCTTGCCGTTTCAATTGCCGTTTCAATGGCTTGAAATTTTGCCGGACGGGGGCGTCCGCGGCTGAGGGACCTGCCGGCGCCCGGCGCGCCAGAATCGATTTCTGTGCGAAGTCTGGGCGTCCCTGCAAAACGGGCGGCGGGGAGGTGGCGGGCGGGGTCATCGGAGTGCGTATTCCTCCCGTTCGAGTTCCTCATTGCGGGCCACGGCCACCTCCGCCCGGTCGATGAGCCAGCCGAGCACGCTGCGGATCTCCATTTCGTCGGGTTTGCGCTGGTCCACGCGGAGCAGCTCACCCACGCCGGCGGTGATCATGGCCACCGTGGCGCGGCGGCCGGTAGGGACCAGCGTGAGATACTCGCGGACCTTGGCGCGCAGTTCGGGGCGGTGTTGGGCTTTGGGCATGGTCATTGCTTGGTCGTGCGGCAGACTCCCTGCCGGGTTTCAACACTCGCGATGCGTTCGGCGTGGTGGTTCACGCGCCCCTCCACTCCGGAGATGCGGTCATGCAGGTCCTCCACGTCCTTGCGGTGTTCGTCGCGCAGCTCATGCACGAGGGTGCTGATGTGAGCGGTGATGCCCTTGGTGGCCTCCTTGAACCCGGACTCGAGCCTGTCGAGGCTCGCCGCGCTCTCGCGATTGAGCTTCTCGTGCTCTTCGAGCGTCACGTATTCATGGTGCTTGCGCACGTTGATCGGATCGTTGGTGATCTCCCGCTTCTCCGCGCGGCCCATGATGATGCGCAGACCCGCGACACCGTTGGCGAGCACACTGACCACCAGCAGCCAGGTCTTGATGTCTTCACCGGTGGGTCCGGAAGCCTCTGCGAGAAGTTGCAGCATCGTTCTTCGTTTGTGGTTACTCGGCGCTTTCGATGACCCAGAAGTCCTCGCACCAGCGGCCGTTGTGGATGTAGGCGTAGGGGATCCAGCAATAGCCGGCGCAGCCCCAGCGCGTTCCCCAGGAGTTCCTGACGAGGTAGAAGCCGGTGAGGCCGTTTGCTCTCATCCCATCGTCACTGCCGACGATGACCATGCAGTGGGCGCCGATGGGCGGCCCGCGCGGCATTGGCAGGATGTAGTTGCTCGAGTCGAGTGTCTCGATGCCCGCGTAGACGTAGCCGCCGAAGACGACGGGGAAATCCGCGCTCAGCGCGATGCGGATGCTGCGCCCGTCGGTGTTGTCGAGCTTGTAGCCCTTCAGCGCCTGGCGCTTCAGCGCGGCCCTGTATGCCTTCGCCGGCGGCTTCTCCGTGAACCTCCGCACGTCGTAGGCCCAGCCGTCCTTCGTGTTCTCACCGCATGCACCCCACTTGAACACGGCCTCGATGCCATCGCGGATCTGCAGGCCGGAGTCTTCATCCGTGGTGCCTTCGAGGACGCGGCCGTTGTAGTAGATGAACAAACGCGACGGCGTGACGAAGCGCCCGGTGCGCAGCCGGTGCGCGTAGTCCAGGCAGCAGGCCACGCCGTTGCCCACGCAGGATCCCAGCGGCCCCTGGTCATAGATCCATGGAGTGTTCGGGACCAGGCTGGTCTTCGGCTTGATCGGCGTGGCGCGGTAGGATCGGTGGGCGCTGAACTGCCGGTCCACGATGCCACCCTGGTCGGGTTTCCATCCGAAGCGGTGCTCCTGGCCATTCAACGCAGAGACGCAGAGGCACAGGGAAAGGATGAATGGCAGGGCGCTGGCGGTTCGTTTTTTCATTCGAAAATGTCCTTTCCGTTCACATGGCGGCGGCGCAGCTCAGCGAGCATCTCCGACTCGCTCATATCCCTGGCCCATTCGGGATGCAGCTCGTAGTGAGGCTCGTCGACGAAGCCCTTCCAGGTCCCGCCCCACGTTCCGCCCATGGCGACGGCGACAGGCCCGAGCGAGCGGTAGAGATTGGTGACCGTCTGGCGCGGCAGCGCCTTCTGCTCCTCGAGGTCGTCGATATAGAGGCCGCGCAGATCGAAGATGCCGATGTCCGCGGCAATGCCGAAGTTGTGATTGGAGAACCCGCCGCGCGCCCTCGTGACGATGCGGCCGGGCCGCGTGCGGCCGATTTCATAAAGCGCATCCTGCTCCTCCCAGGTGCGCGTGCCAGCGATGATCTTCACCGTGTAGCCCTTCGGCGCCAGCAGCTCCAGCGCGCGGGCGATGAACGCGCGCGCCGCCGCCTGCGCGCGCGGGTGCAGCGTGGCGATGTTGGCCTCCGTGCGCGGATCGAAGGAGTCTGCGCTCGCGATCATGCGGCCTCCTTCAGTGCGAATTCATCCGCGATGCCCAGGTTGCCGAGCATGAGCCCTTCGAACACGTGGCGGCGATCGCGGTCCGAGGCGCCGCAGTAATACATGGCCTCTGTGAACAGCTCGTTGGCCTGGCGCAGGGTCAGCCGGCGGCCATCCGGCAGCCAGCCGCGCGTGCCGTCCGCGCGCGGGAGGAAGACCAGGTCATGCGGCCCGCTGGGGTAGAGCATCGTCGGGGAATCATCATCGTAGAACGAGCGCAGGATCGGCGGCACGCTGCTGAAGTCCGTGATGAACCCGTCCGGGATCATGATCCTGCCCCATTTGTCTGAGATGAACGCGAACACCTGCGTGTAGCGCCACCAGGTGCGGTCAGCGCTCAGCCCCTCGCGCGCGGCCTGGAAGACATTGAGCGCCCGCACATGGAAGCGGTAGGGGAAGCGCGAGAGGAACAATTCCTCCGTGATCCCGTTCTCCAGCGTGAGCGGGTCGCGTCCGATGATGATGTCAGCGCGCGGGAGCATCGTCAGGGTGCGTGGTCCTTGGTTGACCGGTCCTTGGTCGGCGGCTCGTAGTGCAGCGGCGGGCCGACGGGCAGGCTGAGCACCCACATGAGGTATTCCGGGGTATCCATCCCCAGGCCGAGAGGATCCAGCGACGTGCGCGGCGCAGGTGGAGCGCTGTCCGCACAGCAGCACAGGAGCAAGGCGGCGAAGATGGGGAGCATGGCTTTCACGATCCAAAGACCAGGTTCATGGCCGCGCCGACGGTGGCCTGCTCGACCTCGCAGAGCTTGTCGAAGACCTTGCCGGGTGAGTCGCCCGTGCGCCGCACTTCCGGCAGCATTTCCCAGCAGCCCACGAAGCTGCCGAGCTCCTCCATCCACGTGATGATGGCCACGAGCTTGTGCCCGCCCTTCTGGATGGTCACTTGGAGTGGCGCGCTCACAGTTTCGGCTGGGTGAAGGTTGCAGCCTCCGGTTTGAAGAGCTGGTGGCTGATGCCGAACTTGGTGAGGTCCGCGCCCTGGGCCGCGGCGTCCGCGGCGGCCTTGGCCTGGATGGTGGCGATCTGAGCCTTCGTGGCGCCGGCGGCGGCGAGCTGCGTGGTGACCTCCTGCGCCTTCTGCACATCGCCGGCGATGTAGGCCGTGGTTAGCGCCGTGATGGCCTGCGCCAGATACTTGAAGCCCACATCGAGGTTAGAGATGTGCGTCACGCCGAAGAGCGTGCTGTCGATTTGCGACTTCCCATAAATCACGTTCGTGCTCTTGAACGAGCCGATGGGCAGCCCACCGCGCGCGTAGCTGGTGACGGTCGTCTCGGTCGTGCTGCACCCAGCCACCGCGAGGACAAAGAGACCAAGAAAGGCCACGACGGCAGCGACGAACACCCACTGCATGAAGCGATAGACCCGTTTCACGGCATCACCTCCCTGCCGGCGAGGCCGGCCATGCGCTGCGCGTGCGCCGCGTGCTTGGCTTCCAGCATGGTCCGGAAGTTCGCCTGTTGCAGGGCGAATTCGCGCTCATCACCGCCGAGGCCGCCGCAACTCGTGAGGCCGCCGCACAGCAGCGCGCATGCGATGCACCAGCTCGTGGGCAGCTTCCACTCCTGTGAGTGCAGCGCGCGGTTGCGCATCCATGCGCCCGCGTGGGCGAGGAACCAGGCAATGGCGCCCACCGCCACCTGCGTGGCCACGGGCGCGAGCTGGTCTACGAAGTCATCCTGAGCGCCGGCATAGATCCCGTGGGCGATGAGGAACCCGCCCAGGGCGGAGAGCAGATGCCGGATGAGGGAACCAAGCTGTGAGACAGTGGCGGGATCCATGAGCGCGCGGGGAGTGCGCGCCGGATCCTGCCAGATCCGGTTTGCCCCTACAAATTCACCCGTGGCACGTGGTTCACCTGTTGCACTTTTCTCCCTCGCGGTCCGCTGCGGAGGGGATCATGCGCGAGATGAGGGGAATTGCAATTCGTTTCATGGTCACTTCTTCAACCGCAGCACCGCACCCAGCATCGCGATGCCGAGCCCGACGATGACGCCGATCATGCGGTTGTTCATGAGCCCGATGTTGTGGACGCTTCCGCTGCCAGAGTCCACAGCGGTGCTATAGATCAAAGCGAAAAACAGCGTGACTCCGCCGCCCACGAGGATGCACACGGCGGCGGCGCCGAAATAGATGGCGGTGAACGCACAGGCCATGACGAGGAGGAATGAGCCCATAAGCCCGAGCATGAATGAGGCATCCGCGGCCTCCATGGTCGGGGCGAGCATCAACACGATGGCGAGCGCGGCCCCGGTGCTGAGGATGGCGGCGCGCTCCGTGCCAGTGATTTTGCGCTTCGCCGGATGCGCTGGGACCGGTGTCAATTCTGCCGGCTGCGCCTTCGGCGGATTTAACATTTCGGCCAGCGGGATCCAGCCTGGCAGATCCTCCCGCCAGGCCTTCGTGTGTGCGGTGACTTCATCACCCGTGAGCATCGCCAGCACTTCCTCGCGGGTGAACGGGCCGCTGGTCTTGCCATCGATCAGTAGGTGAATGGGAAGGGCGGTGTTCATGGCTTCAATCTCGGTATTGCTACTTCCTCCGCAGCCGCTTCATCACCGAGTCCACCGGGTAAATCCAGGTGATCTCGCGTCGGGTGAGTTCCAGCGGAGGGTAGGCTGGGTTGTAGGAGCTGAGGATGACGCGCTCCCCGGCGTCTTTGGGGGTGAAGATCTTGAAAAGCACGCTGTCGCCGATGGTCTCGTTCAGCCGCGCCACCACGTGGTCACCGCTGCGCGGCTGGGATTGCGGGTAGACGATGGCCACGTCGCCGGGACCAAACACCGGCGCCATGCTGTCGCCCAGGATTGTCACCCCGAAGGCCTTGTTATCCCGCACGTCGAAGGCCAGCGTGCCCTCGTATTCGTAGCCGCCATCATCGAACGCGTTGGCCGCCATCGAACCTGCCTGCGCCATGCTGATCAGCGGAATGTAGCGCGGCACGCCAGCGCCGTGGGAATCGATGTTCGGCTTTGCGCCGTAGGTGCCCGACGTGCCGTTGGCCTCAGCAACCTGCCCGCCCATAAGGTCATCCTTTTCCAAGTGCAGAGCCCGGCAGATGGCTTCGATCATCTTCTCACTGGCTTTGCCTCGGCCGTCCTCGATCGCTTGGAGGACGTCGGCCTTGTAGCCGGTTGCCTCGGCCAGATCTGCGAAGCTCCATCGCCTATTGACACGGGCGCGTCGCATTATATCCAGAGGTTGCTGGGTGTAGGTAGGCTCTCTGTGAGCCCCTTCATAGTGGGCGCGTCGCTCCAAGCCTTCCAAAAGTAACAGGATGGACTTCGACGGCTCCCGTCCACCCTCGATCATGCTCACATAATTACGCGAGCACCCGAGCCGTTCAGCGAGTTGCTGCTGATTCCATCCCATCCTTTCACGGAGAGAGGTCACCCGGTTGGAAATATTTTGCATTCCCCGTTACTTTTTTCTTGCGCGGGTTCGTCACTCAGTTACTATCTGAACAAGCGTCCATGACAACTGTTAACAGAAACCGCCCGGCAAGGCAAACTATTTCCGCGACCGCCATCAAGGTCGCACTCCTCCATAGGGCGATGAGTGTAACAGACCTTGCACGTCGCCTCGGCCGGACCCGGTCAGCAGTAAGCACCGCAATTCACCATCCCACGATCTTCCGGGGCCTCCGCACTCAGATCTGCAAAACCCTTGGCCTCTCCTGACATGACCACCCTCAAGTTGATCGCCCCTCTCCTGCGGACGGCCATTCAGGCCGCGGACTCACTACCCCCGAATGAGCGGGCGGACGTTTACGACGGCGTCGCCTACATCACTGGAGAACTCGACCCGGTGATGGCGCGCCAAGCCTCTGAGCTCGCAACCGCGATCCGAGAGTCGGAGGCCCTGCAGCTGCATTTCCGGAACCTTTTCACCAAGTGAACCCGCCACGAACCCCCGCCCGTCAAACACGATGCACCCGACCCTCAAGCGCCTCCTCTTCGTCCTCCTCACTTCCGCGAGCTGTCTGCTCAGCGTTGACCACATGATCAGCCGGGAGGCCTGCCTGGCCGCCGTGCTGCTGAACACCCTGCTGCTGGCCCTGGCCCTCTTCGCGTTGCCCGCCGGCGCCAGACCCAACCGCTCCCACCGCCCCACGCACATCTTCCGCGTGGACTGACAGCAGCGTCCAATCGCAACCCGCCATGAAGCCCGCTTCTAGTCGTCGAGGTTCAATAGCGCCACCCAGTGATCCATCCAGCTTTGACGAGCTGGTTAAAAAGGGGTGCCAGCCGATCTCGATAAAAGCCGTCAGGGTCGAACTCCATAAGATCGAGCGCGCACGCCGGCGCGTCCGGCAGTCTTCGCGTCGTGCGCGGCTCAAGGCAACCAGCAAATAGCAACCCGCCATGTCCACCACCGCCCTCACCGTCCTGCCACCCGTGCCCAAGGAGATCTCCGCGGACTTCGAGCACGCCCGCACCTTCTACCGGGAGGCCGCGCACGCCGGCCGTGCCCTCAGCGGCCATCTTGTGCTCTGCGGCGTGGAGCTGGCCAGGTTGCACAAGAAGTATGGGGTGCGCCGGGGCCGCCCCGGAAAGGTTTTGTCCACAGACCGGCAGGATAATCACGAACAGTTCGTGAATTTACCCTGGGCCGAGCTGGTGGAGCAGGAAATGGGCTTCTCTCATGACAAGGCCCGCTACTGCATGGACATGGCCCGGAAGGTGGGCAGGAAGGTGGAGATCGTGCGCCAGGCCCTGCTGGCCGCGGTGATGACGGACAAGGCGCGCGAGGCGCTGACCAAGGTGGTGCACAAGATCGCCGACGGGCAGACGGTCGGGGAGTTCCTGCTCGCCTGGGGCATCACCAAGAGCACGCGCCGCGGCAATCCCAACCCCACCGGCGGCGATGCCACCTCCACCGGGGAGAAGCTCACGCTGGAGGAGCAGGCCCTGCGCGACGTGTGGGAGGTGGAGGAGCCGCTCCTGGCCCTGGTGGACGATCAGCGCTTCAGCGCGCTCATCAAGGTGCTGCCGCTGAACCCTGAGCCGCACGCCAGCCATCCCACCGCCCTGCTGCCGCTGAAGGAAGCCCTCGAAGGCTGCCTGGCCGAAGTGAATGCCGCGATCTCCACGATCCGCGGCCGCAAGGGCAAGTGAGAACCGCTGACGCCAATCCTCAACCGCTGCTGACTCATGAAACTCGACCTCACCCAGCCATGGAGCGGCAGTGTGCCGATCGATAGCATCGCGCCGAACCCGGACCAGCCCAGGAAGCACTTCGACGAGGAGAAACTGGCCGCCACGGCGCGCAGTTGCGGCGTGCGTCAGATCCAGCCGGTGAACGTGATCGCGCACGAGGACCCGGCGCGGCCGGCGATCCGCTGGATGCTCGTCGATGGCGAGCGGCGCTGGCGCGGGCTCAAGGGCCTGGGCGCAGCCACCATCAAGGTCGCCTACGATCCCGCCATCGCCCGCGAGCATCTGTTCGAGGCATCGTTCGCGGCGAACTTCTGCCGGGAAGGCCACACACGGGCCGAGACGATGGAGGCAGTCGCCCGCCTTACCGACGCGGGCCGCAGCCGGCAGGAGATCGCCGACATGGTGGGCAAGAGCCTGGGATGGGTGGCTGACTACTGCGCGTTGCGCACGCTGCACCCCGCGCTACTGAAGGCCATGGACTTCCCGCCGAAGGACGAGCGGAAGGTCCCGATGAACGTGGCCAAGCTCCTCGCCCCATTGCCGCCATTCGATCAGCTCGGGCAGTGGGAGAAGGTCAAGGACATGCCGATGGCCGAGGCATTTCACAAGTTGCGCACGAGCGGCAAAGTCCGCCATGGCGCCAAGCGCAGCCCGGCCGAGGATGCCGACTATGCGGAGAGCAAGGCCGCGCTCGCGCTGCGCCAGGTGCAGGCGCTCCATGACCTGCCGCTGCCCATGCTCAAGAGCCTCAGCCCGGACACGCTGAAGGCCATCCTGAAAATTCTCGCCAAAATATCCGGCACGATCGACGTCACGCTCGACCGGTTCAGCAAGGCAACCCAGGAAGCGGAGGAGCGCGCAACCGCAGCATGAGCGCCCGCAATCCCATCACCGCTTACCGTCTGGGCCTGCGCATGGCATTGCTGCCGCTGCAGGTGGCCTGCAAGGACATCACCGTGCGCCAGGCCCGCGTGTTGCTCTCACTCCCCTGGTCGCAGGGGATCAAGGCACTCGCGCGGCAGACCGACTGCGGCAAAGACACCGTCGTCAATGCCCTGCGCTCTTTCCGGGCCAGCGGCCTGGTGGTGCACTCAAGACCCCGTCGGCGCACTCACCCGTCCATCTACCAGCTCACGCCCGCAGGTGAGGCCATCTTCACGCCGCCGCAGCGCCGGGCCAACTGATCCAACCAAAGAGCAAGCCATGTTGCCCATCACCCTCCCTGACCAGCACATTCTCGGCGACACGAAGCTGAGCGCCCGCGCCGATGTGAACCGCTGGCTCAAGCTGCTCGGTGCGGTGCGCCAGCAGATCAAGCATGGCGCCGCACTCACGCGCGCGATGGAGGAAGTGGCCGGCCGCAACGGGGTGGCATACGGCACTCTGAAGACAAAATGGTTCGGTTTCCAGAGCCGTGGCGTGGAAGCGCTCATCAACCGTGCCAAGCATCCCGGATCGCGCGTGGGATTGCCCTCGCTCTTCAAGCAGTGGCTGCGCACCATGCACGAGCTGCACTGGCGCGGCCAGACCGGGGAGGAAGTCGCGCGCAAGGTCATCGCCCAATGGCGCGCCTGGCGCGCCGGTGATCCCACCAAGGCCATCCCCGGCTATGACTCACCGCCCGATCCGATGCCCGGCACCATGCGGCCACACGGCTGGACGACGGGCAACCTCAACCGGCTCTCCAACGGCAAGCCCACGAAACACGAGCTTGACCAGCGCCGCCTCGGCACGGCCGCAGCGCGCAAGCACCTGCCCTCCATCATGCGCACGCGCGTGGGGCTGGAGTTCGGACAGCTGATCCAGATCGACGACCAGGACTATGACGAGCTCATCAACATCGAGGGCGTGAACAGCAAGGCCATGCGGCCCGCCGGCTTCAACGCCTTTGAATGCCTCAGCACCTCTCACTTCAGCTTTTGCATGAAGCCGCTGCTCTGGGACGCGGAGGACAAGACCAGGGGACGCCTCACCGCCGAGGACGCCACGTGGTTCATCCTCACCTTCCTCACCGAGCATGGCTACCGCGCCGATGTGGGCACCACCATCCTGGGCGAGAAGGGCACCGCCGTGGTCGAGCCGGCACTGCAAGAGGGCCTGGCCACCGTCACAGGCGGAAAGCTCAAGGTCATGACCGGCGGCATGACGAGCAACCCGCTCATGAAGGACATGGGCTTCCCCGTCACCAGCACGAAGCACGGCACGCGCATGATGGCCGGGCAGAGCAAGGGCAACTTCAGGGTGAAGAGCGACATCGAGGGCAGCTTCGCCCTGGTGCGCACGCTCATGGCGCACCTTCAGGGGCCCACCGGCACGCGGTTCAAGGTCCTTGAGGAAAACTACGCGAAGGAAATCTACAACACCCACCTGTTCAAGTGGGCCGAGAAAATGCCGCCGCATCGCGCCGCGCTGCTCATCAAGCCCTTCCTGTCCTGGCCGGAGTTCGCCGATCTCGCGCACTGGATCTACCGCCAGATGGATGAGCGCACCTGGCACCAGATCGAAGGCTGGGAGCGGTGCGGGTTCATGGAGAGCCGCTACATCCCGGACCTGGCCAATCCCGATCACAGCATTCCCGAGTCTGAGATCCTCGCGCTGCCCGATGAGGCCACACGCGCGCGCATGCTCGATGCCATGGCGCTGCCCAACCATCGCCTCTACTGCCGGCTCTCGCCGAGGCGCGTGTTCCAGAGTCACCGCCACCTGCTCACGAAGCTGGACCGGCACCTTTGGAACGTGGCCCTGGGCGGCCAATACGCCTGCATAACCCGCGTGCGGGACAACCACACCATCGTGGTGAAGGACCGCGCGCCTGGCGGAAGTGATTTCATCTACCTGGCACGCGCGCGCACGAAGCAGGGATTCACGGTCACGCTGCCGGCCGGCACGCCGGTGCGCGTGTATGCCAATCCCTTCAGCCCGGACGAGGCCCTCGTGTGCCGCGAGAGCGACGAGGCCATCGGCCTGATCACCCGCATGCTTCCCACGATGAAGCTCGACCGCGAGGGCGCGCTGCGCAACCACGGCAAGGTGGAGCAGTTCCGCGCCGAGCTGGACATCGAGACAAAGGCCCGCGCCGCCGTCACCCTCGGCGCCCAGCGCGCCCACATGATCGAGCACAACCGCGCGCTCATCGCCGGCGAACCCACCACAGACGCCGAGCGCGCCGGCGCGAAGGCATCGCAGGACATGCTCGACGCGGAAAGCAGCGTGGATCCAAAGCCATCCGATCCCGTCACAGTTCCGCAAGAGGAGCCAATCGATCCCATGGATCTCTGATCAACGCCACCCAACCACCCAACCCAAAAGTCCAAAATGTCCCAACCCAACAGCCTGACGATTCTGCCATCCGGCGACAATCCCCTGAAGGAGCAGATCAACAAGCTCCTCGCCGGCGGCTTCGTGCCCGAAGGCAAGACCGAACCACTGCCCGCCATCGCCCAGGCCGCGCTCGCGCGGCGCATCGGGGTGAACGCCAGCGTCATCAGCAACTGGCGCAGCGCGCGCGGCTATGCCGGGAATGTGACCAGGCTGGAGAAGTCCATCGCCGACTTCATCAAGCTGCTCAACACCGGGGCCGACATCTTCAAGTTCGAGGACGATCCCGAAGCCGACAGCGAAAACTTCTTCGAGACACCCGTCGTGAAACGGGTCTGGAAAAGCCTCGGCGAGATCAAGCGCAACCATCACCTCGGCGCCATCGAGAGCGTGCCCGGCCTCGGCAAGAGTGTGGCCGTGCGCGAGTTCCTCAGCCGGAAGGATCCCCTCGGCGTGCTCATCACCCTCTCGCTCGCGCGCCACGGCGGCTATCCCGCCGGCATCCAGGAAGCGTTCATGGATGCTCCGAACGTGGAGAGCGGCGGCTTCCGCCGCAAGAAGACCGGGCGCAGCAAATGGATCTGCGATCGCTTTAAGGACAGTGACCGCCTCGTCATCATCGACAACGCCGAGACGCTCACCCACAGCGGCCTCGATTGGGTGCTGAGCTTCTACGACGACACACGATGCCCTATGGCGCTGGTGGGCAACGTCGAGCTGCACAAGACCATCTCCATGCTGGAGCGATCCATCGGACGCGTCTACCCCTACACGCGCATCGACTTCGTGGGAAAGGCCAACAGCAAGCGCCTCACCGACTACGCCGACACCTGCGCACAGCACTATCTCATGCGCCACTGGCCCGAGGCCGCCGAGGACGCCGCGGCGCTCGGCCTCGCCAGGGAGATCATCCAGGGCAGCGGCCACTTCCGCAGCCTCCAGAAAGTGGTGGATCTCGCCCTCCTCTGGATCGCCGATCACCCCAACCGCTTCCAGACGCCAGAGGAGGCCATGCGCGCCTCGCTCGACCGCCACGCCACCCACCGCAGGAAAGGCTGAGCCATGAGCGATCGCAAAATCACCCGCTGCCTCTGTGGCGCGCCGCGTCAGCGCGGATTCGTCGCATGCCGCAAGTGCTGGTTACTCGTTCCACTGCCGCTGCGCCAGGCGCTGTGGGACGCGCTGTTCCATCACAAGGGCACCGAGCGCCACTTCAATGCGGTGCACGACTGCCGCTCCGCCATCCGCGCCGCGCTGCAGGCGGCCCCAACGAATCACATCAAGCAATAACCCGCCAACCACACAAGACCATGAGCACCACACGCACCACACGCCAGCCCGTCGCAGCCATCGCCATCACCGAGGACCAGATGCGCGCCGCCCTGGAAAAATACGTCGCCGCCAAGTGCGAGATCGACAAGATCAGCGCCATCGCCAAGGCCGATGTCGAGGCCATCAAGGCCCGCGTCACCGTTGAGTCCGCCCCGCACGAGGCGCAGCTCAAGGTGCACCAGGCCATCGTCGTCACCTACATCGAGCAGAACCGCCAGGCATTCTGCGCACCGCACCCGCGCAAGCGCGAGGTCTACGGCGGACACAAGATCGGTCTCCAGACCGGCGCGCCCAGCGTCCAGCTCATCAAGCCCACCGGAGAGAAGGGCCGGCAGACCGAGGAAGGCTTCATCATGGCCTGCAACGCATCAGACGACGTCCTCGCGCACAGCTTCATCCGCAAGATCGAGGAGATGGACAAGGATAGCATCCTCGGCTCCCGCCGCTCCATCGAGCTCGCGCACGACGACGATGCTGACGGTCTCGCCGCCGAGTTGGAGCAGTTCGACTCCAAGCTCGCCGCCCTCGGCGCCCGCGTCACCCAGGGCGAGAAGGCCGTCATCGACCTCAACCTTCAGCCCTCCACCGCGTCATGAGGACGGTGTTCTTCCATATTCTCAAGACCTTGCTCGTTGGGTGCGCCGTCATCCTCAACACGGAAGGTCTCCACAACATCGTCATTGCCATGGCGGTGTTGGAGTTCATCGTCGGATGGGCATCTCTCCATATCGCCGTGCACAACCCTGAAAAGGTGCCTGCGTTCTATCTCGCGCGCGGTGTCCGGGTGTGGATTCTCATCGCGTCCCAGTGCTCAATATTCCTCCTGTTGGGGGCAGGCTGGTGGTTGTGCGCCGCCGCATGGAGCATCGGCGCGATCGGCAGATCCGTCATGCTCGCAAACGCACCAACGAGAAAGGCGGCCGCGTCATGAGTTACCAGCTCAAGCCAAAGGCCCCCGGCTGCCGGCACATCACCGTTGGAGAAAACGCTCTCTACTGGCGCAAATGGGGCGCGGTGAGCAAGATGCTCGCACTCGGAAAATTCACCAAGCCGGAGATCGCGCAAAAGCGCCACGAGATCCATGCCGAGGCGCTCGGGTCAGACATCAGCCACAAGGACTTCACCCGCACGCAGCTCGACCGCGTCCTGGATGCGTTCGACACCTACATCATCGGAGCAGATCCGCGCAAGGCGAAGCGTGCCGTCGAGCAGCCGCGCAAACGCGCGCTCTTTGCCATCGAGGACCTCGCCGTCCAGCTCGCCATCCCGGAGGAGGACCTCGAACGCATCGCCTTCGAGCACTTCCACCGGCGCGACTGGCGCACATGGCATGACGGCGACCTGGTCAAGCTCAAGCTCCACCTCGTCAGCAAGGTCCGCGCCCATCAGCACCGGCTGCAGCGCGAGGCTGCACCCCTTCCGTTCTAATCCCTCATGACTCTGGATCAACAGCTCCATGAATGGCGCAACAAAATCGCGGCCCTCACCGCCGATCTGGCCTGCGCTCGGGAGCGCAATGCCTGGACCCCGCGCGTCGGCTATGCGCGCCAGTCCCTGGAGACCGCCATTGCCTTCATCGACCTCGAATTAAAGGAATGCCAGGCCGTGCCAACCTCAAAGACGAGCCACTCATAGGATGACACAGCTCGCCCTCCCACTCACCACGAATGACCGGAGCACCACGTTCGCGGACGTGTCGGCCCTGCTCGCCTGGCTGAGTGGCCGCGGTTGGGTCAAATACTCCGGTATAAAGGCCGATTTCCCGCTCTGGACAGATCGCTTCGTCAGGGAGGTTGCCAGTGATTCCCAGGGCCGCATCATCAGCGGCCAGCACGGCTACAAGCTCACGCTCGAGTCCACTCCGGAGGAAGTCCGCCGCGCCACCGCACGCCTCCGCAGCCAGGTCGATCGCATGACGCAACGCTGCATCGACATCGACCGCGTCTTCCACCACGGCGCCCGCCGCACCGAGTGATCCACAGCCATGGGACAAAACTCAAGCATCGAATGGACCGACCACACGTTCAATCCGTGGTGGGGCTGCGTGAAGGTGTCTCCAGGCTGCGCTCATTGCTATGCCGAGACGTTCGCCAAGCGCACAGGCAACGCCGTGTGGGGCTCGGAATCACATCGTCGCTTCTTCGGTGACAAACATTGGAGCGAGCCGCGCAAATGGAACGCGGCGGCGCAGTCCGCGGGCCAGCGCAAGCGCGTCTTCTGTGCGAGCATGGCAGACGTGTTCGAGGACCGCGCCGGCCTGCGCGAAGAGCGCCGCAAGCTGCTGCACCTCATTGAGGAAACGCCGTGGCTCGACTGGCTGCTGCTCACAAAGCGCCCGGAAAACATCGCTCGCCTGATGGATGAGGCGATGAATGGCAACTTCGACCCGCTGCGCACGTTCCGCGACCACATGCCGAACGTGTGGCTTGGCGCGACGGCAGAAGACCAAGAACGCTACGACGACCGGATGCCGTGGCTGATGCAAATCGAGGCCGCTGTCCACTTTGTGAGCGCCGAGCCGCTGCTCGGGCCCATCGTAATGAACGGAGCTCAGCGCCCTGACTGGGTCATCGTCGGCGGCGAGAGTGGAGGCAAGGCGCGGCCTATGGAACGCGCATGGGTCGAATCCCTCCGCGACCAGTGCGATGACCGCACGGCGTTCTTCTTCAAGCAATGGGGCGGCGTAAACAAGAAGGCCGCCGGCCGCGAACTCGACGGGCGGACGTGGGATGCGCTGCCTTCACAGAACGAATAGCTGAGAGATGCGCGACCAACTGACATCCGAACCCGCCGAGAGCGCCAACGCGCATTCTCTCCAGCGTCTTGTTCCCCATCACGGTCGAACACATCTCGACCTCTTTTCGGGAATTGGCGGCTTCGCCCTGGCTGCGGCCGCCGCTGGATACAAAACCATCGGCTTCTCTGAAATCGAATCCTATGCCTGTAAAATCCTCAAACGACACTGGCCTGACGTGCCAAACTACGGAGACATACGAAACATCCGAGGCGTGCGCGCCGACCTCATCACAGGCGGATTTCCTTGCCAGCCATACAGTCTGGCCGGGGAGCGACGAGGCGCGAGCGATGACCGTGCGCTCTGGCCGGAAATGCTCCGCGTTATTGATGACGCCAAACCGGAGTGGGTGCTTGGTGAAAATGTTGCTGGAATCATCACGCTGGAACTCGACCGCGTGCTTTCTGACCTGGAAGGCATCGGCTACTCCGCATGGCCGCTTGTTATTCCGGCTTGTGCCCTCGATGCCAGACACCGCCGAGACAGAGTATGGATTGTGGCCCACGCCGAACGTGCCGAACGGCGGCCGCACGATGACGGCAGAGGATGCTCTGAACAAGGGCAAGACGGCGAAAGGCAAACGGCAAGTCGGGTTGGAAAATGCGGTGCGCTTCTGGCCGCCGCCGACGAAACAGGACGGCGAGAACAACGCTGGGCCGAGCCAATGGCTGAGGAACACGCCGCCGTTGAATGTCCAAGTGAAGATGTATCCGACGATGGATGTGGGTGCGGCGAAAGGACGCGGGCAAGCATCGGCGGACAATCGCAGCCGGCTTGGTGGCAGCCTGAACCCGGAGTGGGTCGAGTGGCTGATGGGATACCAAATCGGACACACCGCCTGCGCGGACTCGGAAACGCCATCGTGCCGCAAGTCGCCGCCGAAATCCTCACGGCGCTAGTGATGGGGAACAATCAGGTCAGCCAACCGCGAAAGGAAAACGATGAATGACACCACTACGCCCGTAGAGCGGTTGGCTGCACCGGCTGGTTCGCCTATGCGCGTGCGCCTGAGCCGCGCCAAAGGCTGGCGGCTTCCGCCGAATACGGTTGTGGTGTCGAGACCGTCACGGTGGGGAAACCCTTACAAGGTTGGACGCGACGGCGGGGCGGAAGAGTGCGTGCGGAAATACGCAGCCGCCATGTTCCGCTATACACATGCGGAAGGCTCGATAGAGGATTTACTGTTGGACGAACTTACACTTGATGACCTGGCGAGTCTGCGCGGAAAAAACCTGGCCTGCTGGTGCCTGCTCGATCAACCATGCCACGCGGATGTTCTGCTTCGTCTGGCGAACAGTAATTTCTGACAACCAGGTTGCCAACATGAGCTTCAAAGAGCAATTCTTCGCCGCTATCGCCAGGCGCGATGCCAGCCGCATCACCGGCCGGGATTATTGGGCGCAAGTCGTGAAGTTCTGGCACTTCATCGGTAATAAGCCAGCCAGTCAATGGACCGGAGCCGATGTCGAAGGCTGGATGCGTGAGCTTCACAGGCTTGATTATGCTAGAAAGTCGCGCAAGCAGGCTCTTTGCGCGCTCGCATTCACATTCAAGCACGTCCTTCATTCCGACATGGGCCGGCTCGATCTACCGCCCATGCCAAAGGAGCGCCAATCCCTCCGCATCATTCCTACCCGTGAAGAACTCGCTCGCATCTTCGCTGGTCTCCGCGGCCAAGTCAGGCTCATGGCCGGGATCATGTATGGCGCAGGCCTTCGGATCGGGGAGGTGACCAAGCTCCGCGTGCACGACATAGACTTCGCCTCCGGCGTGATCATGATCCACGCCGGGAAAGGCGACAAATCACGCCGCACTATGCTGCCACGCCGCTTGGTGCCAGCTCTCCAGCGCCATATTGCTTGGCGCTCGGCACTTCATGAGATGGACACAGCCAATGGGCATGGCCTCGTCGAACTCCCAGGACGGCTGGCGTTGAAATACAAGAACGCCAATCGAGAACTGCAATGGCAATGGCTTTTCCCTTCCACCGTTGTCAGGTGGCAAAATCGTTGGCATGCCACCGACGAATCGGTTAACAAACAAATGCGGCGAGCCGTCCGAGCCGCAGGGATCCAGAAGCGCGTAACGGCACACACACTCCGCCACGCCTTCGCGACGCACGCAATGCGTGACGGCAACGATATCCGCACGGTCCAGGATCTCCTTGGCCACGAGAGCATCGAGACGACCATGATCTATCTCCATGGCGACAGCGCAGCAGGCACCAGCCCTCTCGATGTCATCCCGCTTACTTCATCGCAATCCAGACTCGGATGAAATCGGCCAACGAACTCGTCAACCTGCTCCATGCCGAGTATTGCGCCAAGACCGGGTTCGAGATCAATTTGAACTATTCCCACGAGCGCCAATGGGGTGAATGGCTAGCCTGGCGGAAGGGCAGGCCATTCAACATTGACGACCTGTCCCGCGTCATCGGCTATATAAAGGCAGGCATGCATGGCAGCGACAAAGACCGCCCACGCCGGTTCGAATCGGCCCTCCGGTTCTCCAATCTCATCGGCCGGCCCGACCTCTTCGAAGAAGAGCTCCAGCTCGCCCTCAAAGCCATCAAGCGACCCGACTCGGCCGTCCCTGTCCGGGTCCATAAGCCCCACCAGCCGCCGGCGCCGGAAGACCGGGCCGACCCAAACGAATTCACCGAGTTTGCCCGCACCTTCCGGAAGCCCTGAGCATGCCCGCCAAGCCCACATCGGAACAGCTCACGTTCAAGTTCACGGCCACCGCCGGCGTCACCGTCATCAGGCTCTCTAGCGGCGAGGTCCACCTCAAGCCGGACAAGATACTGCTCCGCGGCTCGGTGCGTCAGGCGGCCAAGATTCTCGGCGGGTCCGTGATGACGGTTTATCGGCTCATTGAGGACGGCGAGATCCGCGCGTGGAAGCCCAGGAACACCAGCCCGAACTGCAAGTATGTGGTGGACATGACCACCGTCTATGAGCTTCAAGAAAGGCGCGTCGGCGCGGTCGATTCAAGGGCCTTGAAAGGCGCATGAATTATTCTTGAACCTTTGCAGAAACCAGCCTTTATGGCCCCAAGATTCTCGAATCAAACCACTCGTGTCTCAACACCCGCCAGGCACCCTAATCCTTTGAACGTCAGCCTCATTCAGCCTTTTTTAATGATTCTCAACCCTCGTGCGCGGGTGCGACGCGCGCGCTGAAACCCATGCGCAGGCCGGAAGACTTCGGGAGGCGCTGCAGCAACCGGCACTCAATCCCGCCAGCAGTAAGCAGCTCTTAAATGCACTTCAGGCTCGTGGCATCACCATCGAGAATACCGATGAGGAATCGCTCAAGGCTGCCAATGATGGCACGATCATACCGGCTCTGCTGGCTTACCGCTCGGCTGAGAAACAGGCCCAGCAGGCGGAAACGCTGCTCGATGCGGTGCAACGTGATGGGCGCATACACGGCCGGTTTGATCCCACGGGCACAGCCACCGGCAGGTTCAGTTCGAAGGAGCCGAACCTGCAGAACATCGGGCGCGGTGAACTGCGATCCTGCTTTATCGCCGTGCCCGGCTACAAACTGATTGTGGCGGACTATTCGCAGATCGAGCTGCGGGCCGCGGCTGCCATCGCCGGGGAAACCAAGATGATCGAGGCTTACAAACGCGGCGTTGATCTTCACCGGCAGACTGCGGCTGCCGTGCTGGGCAAGCCCTTGGAAGCTGTGACCAAGGAGGAACGCCAGATGGCAAAAAGCGCCAATTTTGCTTTGCTCTACGGCCAGAGTGCGCCCGGATACCAGCGCTACGCCGCATCCAGCTACGGCGTGAAGCTCGAACTGGAGCAGGCACGGGAGATTCGCCAGGCGTTTTTCCACACCTACGGCGCGCTGCGTCAGTGGCACGGCGAAAGCCACGTCAAAGCACAGCAGGGCATCCGCGAGGTGCGGACTGTAGCAAGTCGTCGCCGCCTCATCCCGCCGGATGCCTCGGAGTGGAACCGTTTTACCGCGCTGGTGAACACGCCTGTGCAGGGCGGCTGCGCCGATGGCCTGAAACGCGCCATGGTGCGGCTGTATCACGAACTGCCGCGCGAGGCCCGACTGATTTCCACCGTCCATGATGAACTGATTGTGGAAGCCCCGGAGCAGCTCGCCCCGGAGGTCTGCGAGCAGGTCCGCGCCGTGATGTGCGAGGCCATGGCAGGGCTATTCCCGTCGGTGCCGATCGAGGTGGAGGCCCACGTCTGCTCAAGCTGGGCGGAAAAATAGGCCGCAACGAGGACGCGGATCACTGCCGCAGGCGGCAGCTTACAATACAAGCGCCCGACCGCGCAGCTTAACAAGACAGCCCGGTTTCGTCAAGGGGGGCCGGGCGGAAAACTTGGGAATCCGCGCAGTTGGTTGCGCATCCAACTGCCGACTCGAACGCGGATTTGCCGCCGAAATCCAGCTGCGTGGGGGTGGCCGGCGGATTGCTGGGCCCTCCCGCTCATCTTCGTTGTGCAACGAAGATCGCCCGCCAGTTGACACGGGTGCCCGGGGGATGAGCACAATCACGCAC